AGTTATTAATAAAAAGGAGAGATTTAGAATGATAAAGTTTGCAACCTTTATTAAACTTATCTCCCCTATAACTTTTATGAAACAATAAAAGAACACTAGATCGATCTATAAATATTTCTTTTATAAATTTTTCTAATGTTCTTTCATATATTAGGTTTTAACCTTTCTCTAAGTGCATTTTTATCATTTCATATTATCACTAGCTACTTTTTCAGCTAATCTTAAGTATGATATGCAATTATAGTATTCCGAGTCTTCCTCTGGATATACTATTTCAGATACACTAAATATTTTATCTACTTCTTTTTCTACTTCAGGATCATGGAGATATTTTTTCATAAAATAACTTAATCCTCCTAAAACAATAATACCATCATCTAAAGCATCAAGTACCTCTCCATAATTTTTATCTAAATATTGAAAAACTTCGATAATATATTTTTTTGAAAACTCTTCAACTTGTCTAGATAAATCTATTGTTTTTCCTCTGCGTTTTAAAACTCCAGTATCTAAAATTACTTGGCCTTCTTTAATTGAAATTGATATCGAATAATTTTTATATAGATAATCAACGAGATCGTAAACTATTCTAATTACGCCAGAATCTTTTACTCCTACAGCAGCACCTGCTGAAGAAGTACCGTTGATAATACTACAGAAATCTAAAGTTTCAAATCCTCCATCAAGTATTAATGCATTTCTTAACTTAACATCATTACGTCTAGAAGCTTCACGAACATTTAACCCATATTCATTATAGGTATATTTACATGATAAGCCTTGGCAAAAACAATATATATAATCTTCTTTATTTATATTTAATGTTTCATATAAATAATCTAATAATTCATCTACGTTATCATTGGTATTAAAAGCCATTGATAAACCAATAGCTAATTTATCAAATGCATTTATTCCTTCATCTCCGCCATATTTTTTTATTAAATATGACAACCATGGGGCATAAACTGCTTTTAAATCTTCAAAAGTTTCGAGTTTAAGTAAATAAGATCTAGGTACTTTTAATGCTGCAGGTCCTAATACATAATAATCCCCTCCTAATGGAAATACCATATCATCATCACTTTCAAGTGGTTTTTCAGGGAGTTTTGCTGTTGCACTAATAAACTTTTCAAATTTTATTAAACCGTTGGAATCCTTAAAAGAACACTTAATAGCAGAGAAACCAACATCAACACTTAAAATTCTCAAATTGCTCATCTTTTATAATTTTCTAAAATTTGTTCGTAAGCCTTTATTATATTCTTATCAACTTTATACTTTTTAAGATCTCCTAGAACAGTATTAGTTAGGTAATCAAATGGTACATGTGGGAGAAGTGCAGTATATCCAGATGTAACCATACCAACTGAAAAGTGTTCTGTTGGTTGATTAAGTGCTACTATAACAATTTGAGTTAATCCTGACTCTCCTGTAGTATCTTTATAAGCAAATACTAGATCTCCAGCAAGTAATGAACTATGAATACTAGCCCATAAATCATTTGCTACAGACATTGCATTTTCCCATCCCCATACTCTTCTTTTTTCTAGAAGTTCATAATCTTTTTCCGACATTTTTTCACTCTCCATCGGATTCGAGTTTTTCTTTGTCTTTTCCATCACTTAAAATATAAATTAGTATATAATAATAATCTGCTTCTTCACAATCAACTTCTTGAATTCCAACTACATCAATATTAGAATAATCTCCCCAGGTCTTTACTACTTTTGATAGTGATCCTAGAATATGTGCTAAATATTCAGGAGTATCTTGATATTTTCTAGCTTCGAATAGAATATTATAATAAATCCATTCACCAGCCTCTCGATTTCTTTTCTTTGTTTCTAAAAATCTCAATCCTATTCCTGGAGTTTTATCTATATAATCATATTCTAAGATTCGTTGGGTTAATTGATTTTGAATTTCTAATCTAGTATTTCCTTTTAATCCAAGAAGTCGTTTTATATCGTTATTGTATTCCGGAACTGCCATAACCTGATCCTCCTCGTTCTGTTTCATCAAGTTTACTAACTTCCTCTAATTCCATATGAGTTACTTCTGCACAAACCATCTGAGCAATTCTTTCTCCATGTTCTACAGTTACCTCTACAGGACTAAGATTAACTAAAATTACTCCAATTTCTCCTCTATAGTTTGAATCTATAGTGGCTGGTCCATTTAAAACTCCTAATCCTTTTTTAAAGGCTTCTCCAGATCTAGCTCTAACTTGGATTTCAGTTCTAGGGGGAAGTTGAACATATATGCCTGTAGGAACTAATTTTCTTTCTAACGGTTTTAATGTAAATTCTTCACCGATATTTCTAAGGTCCATTCCAGAATCTCCAGGCTTTGCATAACTTGGAAGTGGAAATTTTGATTTATTAATAATTTTTACAACCATGATACTGTATTACTATAAAATGTTTTATTACCTATACCTAAAAAATGTTTTTGTTCACGAGAATCAGTATATACATTTACATCCCCAATAAAGTCTTTAATAATTGTATAACACCAATCTCCATGTTCTACTAAAAAATCTGGCTTATATTTTAAAACTTCGTCAAGATAAAATACTCCAAAAGTCCCAGAATCTACACAATATCTTCCAATAGTTTCCCTCTGATTAACTAATTTTTCAAGATTAATCTGATTTTCAATTGAAGGATTATCGTAAAGATTATAGTAAGCTTCTTCAATATCATCTATGAATTTTTCAAGCTCAAGTAAGCCAAGAATATTTTTTAGTTTTGATACTTTCCATCTTCCATCTCCAACTCCAGTATCTTCCCAAATATAATTATCAGAGAATCCTACTTCTTCCGAGATAGTCATATTATTATAATTAAATCCGTTTCCCCAATCCTTATTTTCTGCAATATAGCAGGGATCTGTGATAATAATCGTTCCGTTAAAATTCATAATTTATACTTTTTTCTTGTTCTAAACTTAAATAACCAAGATGTTCCAGAAATAAACTTTACTTGTCCAATTACATCAGGTCCTTTATACATTTCATTAATATTAGTTGAATAAACATTAAATCCATAGTTTTCAGGGCCAAGACAAGTTCTAGGTTTTATCAATTCTCCAGATGCTATTAAAGATTGAAGAGTTGACATTAGATAATCATAATCTTCTGGTAATAGATAAGTCGGTTTTTCTAAGTCCTCCAGTGCTAAACAATAATAAACTGGGAGACCTAGATATACCGTTTTTCCTTTCTGTTCAAATATAAGTAATCTAGTTTCTTTTTCATATCTTACTTTAATTGGAATCGGAAAGTTTGTTTTTACTGTATTATCAGAAAACTCTACTAAGGAATTATATATTTCTAGAATATCATTTTGTAGAGTAGTCATTGTAATTAATCTTCAGAAGTTGCACAAAATACTTTAATACCCATCTGATCTAAAAGATTATAGATCTGAGTAGTAATAGCTGGTGATACAGATCCAGTAGTATTCTTAATTTTATCCATATTATTTAACAATAATGTAAATGGATTTTTAACACCACTTAATTTATTAGGATCAAACAAACCAGACTGTTCTACAATCTGCCTAAGGATAGCTGGAATTTCAAGACCTTCACCAGGAATAATTTTAGTTGCAGTTGGGTAATCATATTGCATAAAGTTGTAATCGATTACATTCCACTCTACTACATCACCTGTCGGGATACCGGTTGCATTTTCTTCATCATCAGCTACATTTTGAATCTGAACAAGATAACCAACTTGAGCTAACCAATAATTAATGCAAGAAAAATCCTTAGTACTCATTGTAGTTTCTGAATTAATAAAGCTTACTAATTCAGCGTTACCAATACTATTTTCGAAATTTGCTAAATTATTCTTTAAAAAACCCTTAACAAATTCCATAACACTTACGCCCATACCTTCTTTATCAAAACGGCTACGAGCAACACAACGGCCTACCATAGAATTCATTTCTTGGGCCGGAATAGAATACAAATTTACTTCAATCATTTTAATGTTATTTTATATAATATTTAATTCGGGGCTATCAACTAATAAGAAAATAGCCCATAAACGCTCTTCAATCAGACCTGACTCAAACAATTCTTTTTCAGATGTAGTAAAATCTCCAACAGTTAAGATAGCTTTATATATTTCTATAAAATCTATCTCCTTACCATTTTTCCAAGATATATACTGATCAACTAACCAAGATTCGAAGGGTGCATTATTCATTTGCTGATAATCAAGAATAATAAATTCATTAATTCCAAATGCATCCTTAAGGAGTTGAAAAATATCTGAAATTCTTGCTCGGTAGGAATATTTAGATACTAAGATTTTATATACTGCTTTCACTGTATCAGTATAATCTGTATCATTTCTTGTTTTTATATAATTTTTTCTTTGCTCTAAATCAAACATTTTCTATCTCTACTTCTAATGGAAATAATCTCTTAATTTCAAACAGTTTTAAATATTTATCATTATATTGATCCATAAAATCTTTCACTTCTTTATAATGATCAAATACCCAATTTCCATTAAGACTATTTAATACCTTTGATTTATCTTCAAGTTGAAATAGGTAAGTTTCAATAGTAATATCATTTCCTGAACCGTGATAGGATTTAGGAGTACTACTTATCCTTTCAATATCAAATATATCTCCCCAAATTGGATCTCTCCAATCTATATCGAGTACGTAAAATATTAATTCTCGAAGAAAAGATAATTCGAATAATTTATTAAATGAGTTTCCTGATCCTTTCCATTCATACTTAAAAGAGTTAACTTTATCTTCCAAGCCCCAAGATTTTATTAAGTCTAAGAGTTCAAGATAAAGTCTATTCCATTCTTCTTTTGGTTTTTCTACAATTATTGCTTCTTGTTTAAATTCCAATAGACTTTTCATAATAACTTCTTAAGATTGTATAACTTGCTTTCCAAACTAAATCTAAATTTCTCACTTGTAAATCTGTTTTAAGGTAAGATCTTAATTGATTATAGTAACTATTAGGATCATTTCTTTCAACACTTCCCAACAATTGATCTATATTAATCCTAGTACTTTCCCACTTAAATCGATCTATAACAAGTAATTTATTAAGATCTAGTTGTTGTTTAATATTACTAAGAGATCCTATATAATTATTCATTCGATCTAGTCTTTCAGTACACATAGGATTTCCACATTTCAAAAGACTTCCATAAACATCTTTTTCTGACATATTATAACCACAGCTACAAGTTGGCCACATAAAATCTCCATTACCTTCAGTAAAAGAATCCCCTACCATTGGAATAGTTGAATTAGCCATAATAATACTTACTATTGCTCCAGGGGTAATTTTCTTTTTTACCATTTTTCCCACACTTCCAGCACTTGGTTTTCTTACTGTACATCCTTTTACTTGAATTGGATCGATTAGAATATTAGCTGACCAAGAATCTTTTCCTTTAGCTACTTGAGAATTCCATTGTATACCTCTTACTGTAGTTTTTAAAGCTTCAGTTCCTGATCCAGCACCAGCAAATTTTAAGGCGCCGAGACATATTCCAAATTCATCATATACTACCCAACCATCATTTAAGAAGTAACCAGTTGAAGTAACTGTTTTATCTGTTTCTGTATATTCTTTATTTCCGGCGCTCATAAGTTCTTCTATAGTCCATACATCGGCAGGGGAAAATAAGATATGTCCATCAGTTTTTGAACATACAGTTTCAAACATTTTTAAAACTTCACGATAGTCTGTTTTTCTTAGTATTTGTCCTTCTATTGAATCATCAGTATAATATCTATAAGCTCTAAGAGTTAATAAATTATTTACCTCAGATTCACAATACTTAGAATTTATTAGTCCATTGGCTCTTTGTCTAGCAGTTTCAGGATCAGTATCAGAAAGTCGATTAATGTCAACTAATGCCTCTGCCTGAATTGCTACTATACCTTTCGGAAATCTTTTTGGAAGGAAGTTTATTAATTTCCAAGTTTGATCTACCCCATAGTTATCCAAATTTAAATTTCCGACTGTAACTATTCTTTTTGGAATACCAGTTGAAGAATCTAAATAAATTGCTATACTAGATCCATCATACTTTAGATCACAGTATTTTCCAGAGTTTTCATTCATAAACTCTGAAAGAGCACTTAACATAGTTTTTTCTTCAACTTTTTTCTTTTTAATTTTTTCTATATAAGAATTTTTTGTCTTAGTTCCTTTTAAGTATGTTTGATAAACATAATCTCTGACAAAAAATCCATCTTCTTGCGCTGCTCTAGCTTCTAACATATCATATACAGCATCATCCATTCCGGTAGGTACTGAATCAATATAATAGTTTTTACATGCAAGAATAAGGTCTTTCCATTTTTCTAATGATTTTTCTGTAATATTATTTGTAACGCACATAAGTTTATTTATTTTTTAATAGCCATCCAATCATTATATCTTGGACTTCTGAGTCAAACATTTCTTTAATATTACTAAAGTCATCTTCTGGTATAAAAGATGAATTAGGTTTTATTGCAACTTCATATTCAACTTCTCGACGATCAGAATATCTAGTAATTATCTTATATCCAAGTTTTACTAAAAATTCTTTCATTTTATCATAATCCCAGTGTATTCCGAAAGGTTTAGACATCATCATATTACTAATAACTAAATCAGTAAGAGGACAATCTGGTAAATCTTCCGGTTCAAAATCGAAATCATCTTCTTGTTCGTCAAAATTAATATTTCCTTCCTCCCCATCATAGAGAGGAAAGTCATTATCATCTTCTTTTTTCATAATTTTTTTATTTTATTTAACCTCATTAATTAGAAAATCAAGCTTTCTCGGCTGCGTATTAAGCATATAATTTATAATATAACTCACTCCAAAACGATCGATCATATCATCTTTTGTTTTTGATAATATATTTTCTATAAAATCAGGAAAACTTATAGAAATTTTATCGGTTAATTCATAAGCTCCTTGAATTGTTCTATAGTAATATATCTCAGATTCAGAAGAAATTCCATTAAAGTTGTATAAATCACTTTTTAAAAATTTATTAACAAATTCCACTCCAATTCTTTTATAATTATCTCCATGAGTAATTGTATAAAATAATTTCTCTCTTTTAGCTTCAAACCTATAACCTCTTAAAGAATCCTGAGAATTAATTAATTTTAAAATTTTCTCAAAATTTGGAAGTTTTGAGGTATCTGATCTATATTTTTCTCGATAAAGATATGCTAATCTAGATATATAACCTTGATATCTACCATCTGCTAAAGACATATATAACCATTCGTCACTAAATCCAATTGAAACTGAATTGGTATTACTAATTATTATCTTTGTCATAAAATAATGAAACCCCACCCTGGGATAAAATATCAAAACCAGGATGAGGTGTAGTATATTATTATTTATTAACCTTCTATTTTAGTTTCGGAAATATTATCATCGATAATTGTACAATCAATTAAGAGAATCATTGATGCTGCTGAAATAGAATTTTCAAGAGCTACTCGAAGAGATTTAGAACTATCTAGAATTCCTTCTTCAAGTAAACTACCATACTTTCGAGTCTTAGCATTATATCCAATTCCTGGTTTAGATGATTTAACCTTTTCTAGAACTACTTCTCCAGAAACTCCTGAATTGTCTGCAATTGTTTTAAGAATTACTGGAAGACTTGAGAATACAATTTCTGCACCCTCTACTTCATCTCCAACTAAAGATTTCCAGAATGTCTTATCTTTCTTCACTTCTAATGATCCTTTGTAATAGATATAACCACTTCCTAAAGAACATCCTTCAGCAATAGCACTTTTAGATGCTAGAATAGAATCTTCAATAGTTTGTTTAAGGTTCTGTTTTTCAGTTTCAGAAGCTCCTCCAGCTCTCACTACTGCAATACCTCCACTAAGATTTGCTACTCGTTTCGCAAATTTAGTTTTATCATAATCTGATATTCCAGGATCTGTAAGTTTGGTGCTAAGAATTTCTACCCTTTCAGCAATCTCTTTAGAATCACCACCACCTTCATAGATAATACATGAATCTCTAGAAATTACAACTTTCTTAGCTACTCCAAGATCCTCTTTTGTTGCTTGTGTGACTGATAATCCGTTCTCAGGAGAAATATATTTACCGCCAGTTAAAATTGAAATATCTGCCATAATATTTTTCCTTGAATCTCCGAAATCAATACCTTTTACAACACAACATCTAATTGCACCTTGAAGAGTATTCATAACAAGAGTTGTATTTACTACTTCATCAATATCATCTACTATAAATAAGAATGGGCGTCCAGTAGGTACAAGCTGTTCCATTAACGGAAGAATTTGCTGTACACTAGATAATCTTTCTCCTACTACAATTACATAAGGATCTTCCATTACACAAGTTCCATCAGTAGGATTTGTAACATACTGTGGAGAAGCCCAACCACGATCGAGTTTCATTCCAGTAGTTACATCAATAGTAGTTTCAAGACCACTAGAGAAATCAGCTGTAATAATACCAAGCATTCCAACTTTCTCCATACATTCAACTACCAGATTTCCAATGGCCGGATCATTATTGGCTGAAATAGTTGCCACCTTTCTGATCTTTTCCATATCATCATTTACTGGAATTGAATTATTTTTGATATACTCAGCCATCCATTTTCCGGCCTTAAGCATACCAGATTTCACCTCATTTACATTAGCTCCAGTTCGTAATGCTTTTTGTCCTTTTTCACACATTTCTTTGATTAATAGTGAAGTTGAACTTGTACCGTCACCTGCTAATCTTTCTGTTTGAGCGGCAGCATTTTTTACAAAGATAGCTCCTGTATTCTGAAGTTGATTCTTAAATGAAATCGACTTAGCAACAGTAGCTCCATCTCTTGACACCTCTGGACCTGTAAATCCTGAAATACACACGGCTTTACCTGACGGGCCGAGTGTTTTCTTAATTGCCTCTACTGATTTTTTTACACCTTCAATAATTTCGGCCTGAGTTTCAAAGCCGTGATTAATAATTTTTCCTTCTGACATGTTTCGTTTTAATTAAAGTACTACAATAATTTCATTTAAAGTTATAACACGATATTCTGTTCCATCTTGAGTAAATGATTTTCCTGTGTTTGGATAAATCAAGATAGTATCACCAGGTTTTAATACTCCCTCGCTAACTTCTTCACCTACTCCAATAACCTCAGCTTTTTCACATTCACTCGCAGGAACAACAAAATTTCCTATCTTTTGAGTCATAGTATCTTTTTTATCTACTATGACCAATACTTTAGATTGAATTACTTTCATTTTATTAATTTTATTTTAAATTTTTACTCATATATAAGAAAATCACCCTTAGAAATCACCCTTTTTATTGATTTGGAGGAGAAAAAAGAGCCCAACCCACTATAATCACTACAGGAGGTTGGGATTAATTTTATTATGAATTTATTAAATTTATTGCCTATTAACCAATTGGAGTTAATAGAAGAAATGAAATTTATTTTTGCTCTTGTTGTTTGTAATATTCTTCAAGTTTATCAGAATATTTTTCTTTAAAGTCTGAAAATTTAAACCAATATGAATTATTATATAAGGATTCAGTATTTAATTTTTTATCTTTATTTAAGATTCTCCATACATTCTGGTGAAATAACCCATCTTCTCTAACATTTCCAATACTTTTATATATTTTTATAATCTCATGATTCCGATTAGTTCTTATTATTTCATTTCTAAATAACTTAACAACTAACTTTGGTAAATTATTTGTTTCTTTATTAAGATAGTATTCATCTAATTTATCTGGATATTCCCATTCATCTAGGCTAGTCCAATAATAATCAAAGTATTTACCTATAGCAGAATAAGATGTCCTTGTTTTATTACGATTTACTGCAGCAGATACTGAAGATTCAGAAAATCCATCTTTTATAACATCTTTTACTGAATCATAGATTTTATATATTAAATAGTCTTTATCATGACAAATAATCTTTTTACTTCTCTTAGTTTCTCTAGGAATATATTTTATTATATTAGAAATTGCTCCTTTTTCATAAAATTTTTGAATATTATTCGAATATAAATTAATAGCATCGTTGTAATACATCCAGTAATATTCTCCATATAATGTTTTATTCTCTATACTCCTTCTAAGATACTCTGGATTAAATCCATCTATTTTAATAGAAGATACTGTATTATATATTTTACAAACATTGAAATTTTTATCGAAACATACTATCTTTGTTCCGGAATCATTATATTCTAGTACAGTATTTCTTTCTAAAGGTGTTAAATTTAATTTCGGTAGATCTTTTAATAAATAAAATTCATTTAATTTTTCTGGATAATTAATTTTAAAATCTTCTAATAAAGAAAATTTATATCCTCTAGAAGTATTGTAATCTCCTTTTATAGTACTACTAACAGAAGTGTGATTAAAACCATCTATTTCAGTTTCTGAAATACTACTATATACTCTATAAACTTTATTATTTAAATCATGACAAACAACAGGATATGAGATAGAACGTATATATTTTTCTCTTAACTCAGCAGAAAGGGTAATATTATATTTCTTTATTACTAATTTTCGCTCAGATGTATATTCTGAATTTACATTAATCATACAAAATAGAGCAGATAATATTTTATTATTATCTGATTGAATTCTATATAATAAAATGTGTGCTATTATATGTTCTAAAGCAGAAAGAAGTACGTAATTATAGTTTTCATCTTCACCTAACATACATCTAGGTAAAATATGATGTTTTTCTGTATAAAAATCAATCCTTTCCCGTTTCAATCCTCGTAAGAGAGCATAATCAATAATCATACAGTAATCCTCTAGGTACTCATCTTCAGTTCTCCCTTCTAAAATCATCTCATTAAAATCTTTTTTATCTAGATAACTACTATACTTCATTCCTAGATTTTCGGTAGATTTTATACCTTCTATTGGTTTAGATTTCATAATTAAAAATATTTAAAATAATTATAAACCTCATAAGAATTTTACTAAAGGGAAATTTCAGGTCAATAAAGTTTGCAACCTTTACTAATCTTACTTTTTCCCTATTCTTATGAAATCTAAATAAAAAGAACACTAGACTAACTTATAATTTTATTTATAAATTTTTCTAATGTTCTTTCATATATTAAGTTTTAACCTTCTCCTAAACGCAAAAACTCATTTTAAGGTCTATTAAATGGAGTTGGTCCAGAAACAGTTTGTTGTACATTAATATTGTTTCCTTGTTGTGGCCCACTTCCATGTTTGTATATACTTTGTTGAGCTTGATTATATTGAATATTATAATTATTAATCATTAAATCTATGTCTGCCTCAGAAAAGCATCTTTTTTCTCTAATAATCTTTATGTCGTCATACACCTTCTTCGGTAAACTTCTAAATCTACCATTTTGAAGACGAATATTATAATCAGTTACGTTTGTTTCTCCACGCCGATTTTTCGTAATTGTTGATACTCCTAAGTTGTTTGGATTAATCTCTAACCCACCTCTAGAACGAGTTATAATAAAATCTACCACATCACATATATATTAACTATATAAATTAATTTATTATATAGATTAGAATATAAATTCAACTTATAAAAAGTTGGTAAGTCTTTATTCGTTATACTAATAAATTATATTATTAGCTTGGTATTAAATTACTTAAATAAATCTAAGATTCTTCACCAAATTTACTTACTAATAATCTAAAGAATCACTTCTTTAAACGGCTAAACTAAACCTTGTGGCTAGATCCGGCTATATAAGACATATCCAGTACTTCTTGACTATATGCTCCAATTTTTAACTGAGACAATATAAATACTAATTTTCCTAATGCTGTTAATTCTGTAAGTTTATCATAGATATCCCCAAATGATTTATACATGGAAGAACTATCCTCTCCTCCCATAGAATTTTTAAATCCTGCGTCATACATTACTAAATTTAATATTGTATTAAATTATTAGACTATATCATCTAGGTTATATTTCAAACTTAGTTATACATTTAGTCGTTGAGAAAGGATTTATATTACTTAGATTGATCTAAGATAATCCTTTTTGCTGATTTACACTTGGTATAACCAAGATTTTTCCAGCATTTTAGTATAATTTTCCTAGAATAATATCTAGGCGACTAAGCAATTAATCGATAAACAGGATTTTATAATCTTTGGTTTTCATGAATTCTATATATTCATCCACTGAAATTTTTCCAGCTGGTAATATAGTTATACTAAGATTATCTCCAATCATTTGACACATACTGTTATAGATTGGTCCTATGTTTTGAGATACTTCACTGAATGGCAATCCTGTAAATTGAGCTCCTAATCTGATAATCATTATAAATTTAATTTTCATTAAACTATTAGACTATATCATCTATATTTTTATAGTTCTATATTTAGTCGTTGAACTCTATCTTTTATCTAAGAGATAGAGATGCTAATTCTATTTTATTCTAATAGTTCTAGCATTTTAATAGAATTTTCATAGATTCTTATATCTATGCTTCATTCATTTAAAGTCCTTCATTTTAAGATCCCCAAGGGCCAAGTAATGTACTTTATAACCTTGTAAACTCATGTTCAATGCTTCCTGCATAGCCATTAAACTCTTTCCAACTCCTGGAGGCATCGCAATTAGTCCGAGTTGTCCAAATTCATAAGCTCCACATGAAAAGCAATTATTTATCCATTCAAATTTACTAGGTACACCACCTTCTGCCTGTTCAGCGATGATTGAATTAATATCTATTTGTGTAAATCCAATCTCACTAAAATTATCTAGATCAGCAGTAGTTTTAACATTTATATTTTTTACAAACTTAACATACTCTTCTGGATTTTGAGAATAGAGTCTGTTTGCTTTTTGAAGATTAACTGAATATATTACATCGGTTAAAATCTTTCTGGCTGGTTCAATTTGACTTTTTGTATATCTTTTCCATTTTATAATTTCATTCATCACCTCTTGGGTCTCTTGTGGAGTTTTCTGAGATCTAAACAAGATACTCCTAAATAAAGGCTCATCTATATTTTCTAGAGGATAAGTCTTTATAGCATCCACGAGTTGAGAGACCATACCATTTCCGGCTGTTTGTGGATTAGTCTGAAAATAATATTGAAGATCTAATATATTATTTTTAGCATCCTGAAATAAATATTGATTAAAACAGCTAAAAATCAAATCAAATACACTACCATTATCCATACTATATTTTTAAAGATTTTCTTCATTAATAACTATATCTTGAATATCACAATACTTATAGTAGTTGTGTAATAATTCATCTCTTTGTTCAAATCCTTTTGTATATACCGGGATTCTTTTCGGTATTTTTGGTTTTAGTGCAAGAACGTTCATATTAGTTCCTCTTGCTGTTCGCCCTAGTTGTTGAAGAACTGATCCAGCGTTGATATTAGAAACTAGTAATATATTTTCTAATCCAGGAAGGTCTAGTGCTCTAAATCCTGCGGCGGTACTAGGAATTATATCTACCATTCCATTTTTAATATATTCGCATGATTGTTGAAGATCTAGATTTGTTTTATTTCCAGACAAATCATAATAAATATATCCTTCGCCGCAAATTAAGAGCACTCTAAATACTCCAATAAAAAAGTTATCTATCCAAGTTGAAATAATATTATTTAAATTATTTATTGGGATATATAATTTAGGATATCTTTTTGCTATCTTTACAATCAATTCACATACTCCAGGATCAACCCAAATTTTTGACATTATTGTATTATAGACATTATTATCCTCATTAAAATCCTCTTCTGTAAATTTAATATTATTTAGAGCGATAGTATTTATGTGGATACTATTTATTTTCAGACTAGTAGGCATTCTATAAACTAATGCTGGTCCGAAATATTTAATTAAGTCCTTATTTCTTACTACTGTTTCTGTGATTCCCTGTGCAAATGTGATCATAACTCCTGAATCTCGATCTGCAGTTCCAGAAAATCCATACATAATTTCAGCATTCACTAGTCTATTATATATCCATTCACCAGAAGGATTAATAGTATATTCTACTTCATCTACTAGAACCCAATCGAATTTCTTAAGTTTCTCTTCCTCTAAAATACATAGGTCTGGATCTTTTATTTTCTTTTGATTTAGAAATCCTGAAGTAATTATACATCCAAGATCTCCATCTATTGAAGTTGGCAATTTACCTCCAAATCTAGACTCATATCTCTTAACAATTTCATCTTTCGCTTTTTTTCCTGGAGTTATAACCAACACTTTCTTTCCAAGTTCATTATGTGCATAGTTTATAAGAGTTGCTATAGTTTCAGTTTTTCCATATCCGGTATTGGTTTGAATAATCGCTCTCTTATATTTTAACACATGTAACATATCCTCATTCTGATAATCCCTAAGATTTGGAAATGGATAGGTTCGATAATAATCTGCAAATATTGTTCTAAGAATTGCATTATAATCCGTATCACTTAAGATAGGTTTAAATACATTAGCAATATAAGCTGCCCATCCCATTCCTAAGATAAAAGTATATATTCCTTTCCTAGGTCCACATGATCTAGGATTATCATAAAGTTTTGCTATTTCTTCAGCTGTATTCCAAGATTTTAACCAAGGAGAATACTTAGTTACTTTTCTTTTAAATTCTAAAAGACATTTTACACTAGGGTCATCGGTTTTTATTACTATTTTATTTATAGTATTATCTATCGATGCTGTTATCATTTTATTTAATCCATTGCAAATTATTTCCAGCCCTAAGTTTTCGTTTCATACACTCTTCTGGATCTTCTCCATTAGATTTTATGATATTAATAGGGCAATAATCTATTCTTTTTCTTATTTTTTTAGCTACACCCATAGATTTTTCAGTATCATCTAAGTAACATAAGATTTTTTCTGGAACGTACTCACTAAGAAAATCTAATTGATAATCTGATATAGAACTTCCCAAAACTGCAAAAGGTATATAATCAGGTGCCATAATTAAAGCAGCTATAGCATCATATACCCCTTCTACTACTATTATATTTCTTAGACCTTGACCATGATCTATTACATAAGGAGGTTTTGCTGATATTTGTGGGAAAAGATATCTAATTTTCGTTTTTCCAGAAAATCTAATCTGGTAATAAAATACTTCCCCATGATATTTAAATGGCATTACTACATTTCCGTCAACAAATTTAAAGTCTAGGAGTTTATAGATGTCGTTCATAAAAGGATGTCTACTCATTAGATAATCATAGCCCCTTTGATCAAAACTATCAAATTCATTCCAGTACTTATCTAATGTCCATATAGGATCTTCTGTAAGTTTAACTACATTTGGATGACCTGAATATCCATAATACAATGACATAAAATCAGGTACTTTAAATGATGTATCAACTTCATCAGACACATGTACATAGGCTCGATTACATACAAAACAAGTACCAACAGTTAAGTCAGTTTTTATATATAATTTATGTTTTGTATGTCCAGAGTCTCTACAAAATGGACAATGAATAATATAGTGACCTGTTGAATTTGCATGAGGTTCTACTTCTTCCATACTAGATACTCCATAAAAATCTTTAAGAAGTTCTTCGAAATTACAGAATACTAATACACGTCCATCTTTTAATTTTACTTCTTTATAGTCTACCATTTTTCTTTGTTGAAAATAAAAAGGAATCTCTAAAGAATAAAATACATCTCTTGAGATTCCCATTATAATACGGTTTAATTACTTCTTTTCCTCTTTAATTTCAGGCACTGTTTTTTCTTTTTCAGCCGGTTTTGTTGGAGTTGCAGCCGGTTTTTTATCTACTGGCTGCGGTTCTTTCTCCTTATTACAAACACAAGGATCTTGATTACACTTTGGACATTCTTTTGGTGCAAAACGTTCAATAGCTTCATCAAGGGATTGAACTACGAAACCAACTGATCCTGATACTCCTGCACACATATTTATTTCAAATGGTCCTGATACAATTAATGCTAATTCCTTGTAATCATAGGAACTTACTAGCAAACTTAAAAATTCGTTACTAGGCATAATATCACCAGAGACAGAATGTGCTGGGATAGTAATTCGTTGAGTACCTGACAAAGGTAAATTAATTTGTGATTTTGTTCCGTTATAAACTCTCATAATTTTTTATTTATTAATGTTTTCTATTTTTATTTTCCGGGGTACACAACTAACTCCGGATTTTCTCAATTATTAGGGTTTGAGTTCTCGAGGACTGTGTTTTTATCATCGGGTTCTTCTATAAACACTGGAAGATCGATTTTGGGAAGTGCACAGAGAAAATGTTTAGACTCAATTTTTTGAGAATTTTTTTTCTTTTTAAAAAATCCCTTCTTCTTTTCTTCGATCTCTCTATGTACTAAAATTCCAGAGACGAGTTTTCCTGTATTTACTACATGAATATTCCATCCATCTGTTTCAGGAAATTTTATTCGAAGAGCTGATAAAACTTGATATCTCACTACAGCATATTTAGATTGAAGAGTAGCATCTTTTGGAAATTCTGTAACCTCCAAGAGATCATCTACAAACATCTCTAATTCTGTTCTTAATTTTGGATCAATTCCATCAACAATATTTACTGGAGAACCTAAATTTATATTAATATCCTCCAAAGGAAATAAATACTCAGGAGAATCTACACTTAAAACTAGATTCTTATTAAATATCAACGAAGTATCTACAACTTTCTTAAGTGGTTTATGAAGTCTAGACACATTCTTTTTTAAGGAAAATTTACTTGAACATTCAGATCCAATTATATTATCTTTTATATATAACATTGATTCTTTAGATAAAATCAAATCACGTCCAGATAAAAATATAACAGAACAATAATTTCCAGAAAAACCAAGAAGATAAGGAATGGTAAAGCTAGATATTACAGATGCTGAGTTAATATATCCGCCGAAAGGATTAAAGCCAAGCAAATCTATTGTATTTTCCTTACAATAATTAACAATATCATAATTAAAATTCAAAGGACATAAATCGAGAGAAACAAATTTAATTTTCTCTTCAATAGCTTCTTCTATGGCTTTGAGATCTTCGGCGGTCTTAGGATTTTTTACTCCAAACTCCTCAATTATTTTATATTCTCTAAGCTGTTTAATAGTTTCCTTAACAGTTCCTAGGTTTTTAAGAATTACTTCAGAGTCTACCAATAACAGGTCTACTTTCTTTCTTCCAAGTTCAAGAAGATGTCCTAAGAGTGTTCTTTCAGGATTATCTAAAAAATCGATAGAAGTGATTAAACTACCTCCTGGAAAACTCTTTATAAACTCAGAAATTAAGAAATCATTATTAGCTGAGATAGATGTATGAAAATAATCAAAAGAGTATTCATCTTCAGGATCTACCCACGGTTTAATTGTCATATTCGAAGTATCTAATCCTACCCCTTGTACTTTAAATTTTGTTGATGTTGTCATAAAATAGATATATTAATTATATTATTAGATAATGTTTCATTTTTTTCAGGAAGCCAAGAAATATTAATTATTGGTTCTTTTTCAGAATTTAAATTAATACTGTTCTTAAGAAATACTGAATCTTTAAATACTTTACAAGCTCCAAGTAATTCTAAGAAAATAGAAAATACAAATCTCATATAGTTCTTATTTCTTAAAAGAATTAACTTTATTATAGTATAATCTTGATAACTTATTTCTTTTAGATTTACTGGCTCTTCTGTTTTAGTATCAATAACTTTAAATATTGATTTTGTATCATAACCTTGAGTATTGAAAAACTTAACACAATTAGGAGAATTATCTAATTTTAATCTTTTTGTTTTTCTATTAGAATTTAGATTAAGAATATTATATCTACTAAAATGTTGTTTATCATAAGGAACAATTTCAGGAAAAAGAATCTTATAATTATTAATTTCTATATTATTCTTTCCTGATACTACTCTATACTTCTCTGATAGATTTACTATTTTTATACCAGTCAAATTCGGAATAGATATAATTTTTGGATATCCAGGTACCCAATCTAAAAACCATATATCATTTCGACTTGGAAGATCTAGTTTACTTAAGACTTTTTTAAATTCCAAGTAATCATGAGAATAAGTAGCTAAATGGTAAATGCTATCAATTAAGAATAGTTGTAAATATCTATCACTAAGAATATAATCATAAAAAGATTTTATATTCTTTATAATAGTCTTAATTAATTCTTGTTTTTCTGTTTTCTTTGTAATAGAGTTACTACATATTCTACAAGGAAGATAATAAAAATCTTTAATTAATGTAGATAATGGACCTCTATATTTATTACATCTAAAGCAAAAATTATCAAGATCTTTTTGATGTGTTAATTCAATTTCACAATACTCTTGATAACTTAAAAAATGCTCTTCGGATAGATGTTTTTCAAATTCTATTGGATCATTACTTTTGAATCCACACCAAATACATTCCATTTATTTTAAATTATATAATCCTGTATCAATAAATTGTTGTTTTAAATCATTAGCTAAGATTTGCATATCGAGGTGAGCATCTTTTGCACATCTTAAATGAAAAAATCCTTCATTCTCTAGAGTATCTTCTTCTGGCTCTTTTATAAAATCTTCAATATAACCAGTAACCCCAACAACCGATTTTAAATCATTACAAAGACCTCCACGAGCTTCTTCTGGTTTAAGTTTTTCTCCTTCATCTGTCGTAGTTTCATAAAGATATTCATTCTCTATTTCCCTCCATAATCTATCTCGAGATGCTACAGTTCTGTCATAAATAGTAAGATGATCCCACAAATCTTGTCCATCTAGGTCTAAAATATAATTTCTGGGGAGACCTGTTAAAGAATCTACTGTATTACCTATGTTATTCCTTACTCGATAGATCCATTGAGGCAAAATATAAGTAAGCTCCCCTCCATAGCGACCTTTATTATATCCTACATATCTAGTTGATTCAGCAATAAAACTCATTATTCTATGCCTAACTAATTCTGTCTGTATACCTCTAGAACAAACCCATACAGAAGTAACTCTATGATAATGATATTCGGTAGGTTCACACCAGTATTCATTCATAAAATCTTCCAGTTTCTTCTGATAAATAACTCTAAGATTAGTAGTTAGATAACAATGATTATTATCATCTGAATAACAAATTTTTGTATAAGGACTCGTTGTTCTTTCTAATTCTAGCAGAAGATCTTCTGTTCCATAATTTACAGGAACATCTAGATATACAGTTCCAGAATTAAAAACAGCCCAATGACCGCGATTATAAAGCATCTTATCAAATTTTTCCCAAGAATCTTCAGTCATTCTATCTTCACTTAGATATGCTATTCTTCCAAGCTTTTCTACATGTTTCATTAATCCATCCACCCCAGGTTCTTGAGGGAGAATGGATACACTTGATTTTACGATTTTCATATTGTTTTATTGTTTAATAATTACATCTATAAGTTCTTTAAGGTTCTAGAAGAGCAAAAAGAAGACCTAACACCTATTTCTAAGTGCTAAGTCTTCTGAGTTTTTAACCTTGGTTATTACTCAATTCTGTTGTTACTTTTTGAATTTTCTCCTTAATAATTTTCTTGTAATGATAGTCAGGGAATCTCATACTTGTAATCCGAGTACCTCCCTTTTTTGTAGTGGATATAACAGCAACTGGTTCCATATATCTTGTCATTACATCGATACATTGTTTGTAAACACCAATTAATTTCTTCTTTGCCTGTTTTTCTTTTCTACTCAATTTCATTTTTACAAATTTTTTAAGTTATTATTACATTTATAAGATTTTTAAAGGTTTTTGAAGGAAAGAAAAAGAGAGGGAATTTTATTTTCCCTCCCTAGTGTCCATAATTCGCTTTCTAAGATCTTCTGTTAATTTAGAATACCCAAGTTTTTCTTCTAATTCAGTTACTTCTTTTTCTATTTCATTTAACATTTCATCTGTCCTTTCTTTATTTTCAAAAAGTAATATAAGTTTTCTCACCTCTCGTATTTCATCTACAATTTTACGATACACATTAAAAACAAGTCCTTGAAAAATTTTATCTCTCAATAAATTTAATCTATGATAAGCTCTTGCTCTTGACAATGTTTCTTTTTTATTGGCATTCATAAAATCCTCAACCTGTTTTATTTCATCCAAATAAGATAATAATTGTTCTTTAGATTTTGTTTTATATTTATCTTTTTTCCCAATTTTTTGCTCTATAGAAGTAATCTGTTTATTTAATTTTCTTCTATTAATATCTTCTATTTCTTTTTGATTTTCAATATCTTTTGAATAGCTTTGAATCATTTTATTTATCACTTTTTCTTGCTCTTCAATATCTTTTTCTTCACTAATATGAATGTTATCTTTAGAAGTAATATGCCAACCTCCACAGCATGTACAATAATAAGCTCTAGTAGGTTTCTTATTTCCTGTAAAATCCTCTGAGTTGAATTCTATAAATCTATCAGCTTCATCTTTACTTTCAAATAACATCTTAGCTCTATTAGCTAATGGACAATAAATTCTATTCTTTTTTGGTTTCATAATATTTTAATTTATATGTTTTCATCATTAATAAGGCTTTTAGATTTTCCTTGAGATTCTTATATATGATATAAAAATAATAATAAAATAAATTTAAAACAAGAAAAAATTATGGATCCTTTATTTGGAATGATTTTTTATTTTAGTATAGCTATAACAATTAGCTTTATTTGTAGTGTTCTTGAAGCAACATTATTAAGCACACCGACTTCATTTATTCAGTCTAAAATCGATTCTGGTTCTAAGGCAGCAATAAAATTTATGAAGCTGAAGAATGAAAGGGTAGATGATGCTATCTCTGCTATTTTAACACTAAATACAGCTGCTCATGCAGTAGGTACAAGTTTAGCTAGTATAGAGGCTGTTGAGATTTTTGGAATGAAATATTTTGCAATTATCTCTGGAATAATGACTCTATTAATACTAGTACTCAGTGAATTAATACCTAAATCAATTGGAGCACATTATTGGAAAAGAATGACCTCAATTACAGCTAATATATTAACTTGGATGATTTATATAACATATCCTATAGTCTGGATATCAAGATATGTAATGGCTATATTCTCACCAAAAACAGAAGAAGCAACTGTTTCTCGAGAAGAAATATCTAGTATGGCAACAATTGGAGAACGAGAGAAAATATTTACAGGGAGAGAAAGTAAAATAATTAAAAATCTACTTGCTCTTGATAAATTAACTGTTGGAAATATAATGACTCCTAGAACTGTTGTAAAATCTTTCGATGCTAATACTTTTCTTAAGGACTTTCCAGATGAATTTGAATTTTCTAGAATACCAATATGGGAAGATACTGAAGATAATATAATTGGAATAGCATATAAGTCAGACATATATCAAGATTATGATGTTTATCTGCCAGGGTTAACAATAAAACATACAGATTACGATTCTGATATTATATTTATTCCGGACTCATCTAGTGTTAATGTATTGTTTGAAAAATTTCTTAAAACTAAACAACATCTAGCAATAGTAGTAGATGAGTATGGAACATTTGTCGGAGTAGCTAGTTTTGAAGATGTTATAGAAAACTTACTTGGAATAGAAATAGTAGATGAAACTGATACTGTTGAAGATTTACAAAAATTAGCAAAAGAAAAATGGGAAGAGCGAAAAAGATCTATGAATGGTTGAAAAATGTATTATGGATAATAAATCGCCAGAAAGATAAGGATTATATTAAAATCAATGAAAAGATTAATATCATCAAGAAAAATATATCAACTGGAGAGATTGATTTTTATCCACAAATAACCTATAGGATTGGTACTAAAGTTAAAGTATATATTCCTATAAATGATGCTTGGATGTTTGATTGTGCTGAATTTATTGGGACAGTACTTGGATCTTATATTTCTAGTAAGAAAGAAGCAATGTCTGATAACGATATAACGTACTTAATTTATGCAGAGTATTATGAAGTTGCTGGACGTCGTAAATACTTGAATAAAGTTTTTCAGATTAGTTCTCAAGATTGTACAATTTGTGGAATCAATGAAGAAAAGAAGAAAAAAGGAATATATACAGTAAAAGATATGTATAATGATATAAAAACATTTTGTAATAATAGTTGCATTTTATCTGATGAATGTAGCGAAGATTGTCCATTCTACCATTATGAAGCAAATAAAACTAGGAAGAAACATTTATCCTGATATTGAGTTATCTGAAGTTGATAAGTTCTTATTTCAGTATGGAATAAAAATGGGATTCTTATTTGATGATGGAGTAGAATTCTTTATTCCAGATCATATAATGACCAAAAATTATCCAGGGGACTTATCATTTTATCGGGAAGGTTTTAATAATCCAGATCTAATATTTGTAATATCTTTTGGAGAATTATTATTTCTGGATGGGGTTACAGAAAAAGAATTATTTAAAATACCAATATATGATTAGTAAATGGTTTGAAGTTAGTGTTGATTTATTTAATATAATTTTTGATACTTACTGGAAAAATAAAAAATCTTGGACATATGATAATATTATAGAAATTCAAAATCCAAGATCTATCCTAAGTGATCAACCATCTGAAAGATTATACTTAGGATATAAAATAAATATAGAAGATTACAAAAATGTTTTCACTAATTTTCTTAAGATACATACTATAGAAGCTCTTAAGGAATCAGGTTGTACAGTTCCTAATACTTACATGTCTATATGTATGATAACTAGTTTAGGACCTGATATTATACCTCTTCAACATGTGGATAAGCACTATAAGATTGTACTAGATACATGTTATGGAGAAGATCCACATCATCAACTTGAGAGTTTCTTACAAAGACCATTAACATCTTGGTATGTAAAAGAGAATGATAAATATATAATTGGAGGAGAGTATCCAGTAGAAGATAGGTTTATAAGATTTAGGTTAATTGATTATACATCATGGAAAGAAATGATTGAAAAATATCAAAAAGAAGATGTATTATCCTATCTTTATCCAGAAGATGATATTCCTAAAAAATTATTAATGTTATCAGATCAGAATCCCTCAAAGCCTTATATGTGAAAAGATAATAGATCATAAGTGAAATGTCTACTCGAAGAAAAACTCGGGTAGACTTTTTATTTAAAAAAAAATAAGAATATGGAAAAAATTATTAGAAAAATTAAATTACAATTAAAGGCAACAATAACTAGGTTTATTTGTTGGTTAAGTTATGGAATGGGGTGTTATAGAAGTGTATCAAATACCCTAGAGATTTATAGAAGTTATACATTCGACAACTTAAAAAAAGAATTAAATATATTACTGGAGATATATAGCCTTACCGAACTTGATTGTGAATATCTTAAGAAAATAGTATCTGTTAGGGCGTCTTCTGGAATTCTTAGATTATTGGAAATGCATGAAAATAAGAAAATGCAAATAACCTATAATCATCTAGAATTAAAGAAGATGATTGAAGACACTTTGGGTATAAAAATTGAAGAGATGGATTGGGGTGAATATAGATATCAACAGAAACTAAGACCATTGTTTTTATGGAATATAGGAAATGGTGAGAACGAAATAAAAAGAAAGCTTGAATTGTATAACATAGTATTATTAGTAATGGAGGAAGACTAAGGTTTTCCTCTTCATTTTTCTCCTTGAAATTCTTATATATGAAATTTAAATTAAAAAATATGAAAAAGAAATTATTAACATTATTAGCGTTAACAACATTATTGTTAGTAAGTTGTGAATCCGTTGAAAAGGTCGAAGATGTTAGTTCTTCAACAACAGTAACAATTAATCTTCCTAAAGGCGAAAAGTTTATAGATCTTAAACCAAATAACAACTCTTTAATAACTTCTGATACTTTAGGAAATATTAATGTATACTTATATTCCCCTACCAATAAAAATTTAATATTAATTTATAAAATAAAACAACAATGAAAAAGAGAACATTAATATTTTGGGGAATTATAATCATAGCTGTAGCATATATAGTATTTGTATTTATTTTCCCAGAGAATAAAAGAACTGTATTGTTTGGAGGAACTATGGAAGTAAAAGTAGAACCTGGCCAAAAAGTAATAACAGCTACATTTAGAGGAACTAGTTTATTTTATATGACTGAACCTATGGACTCTGGATATATACCTAAAACAAAAACCCTCCATGAAAAATCCGGCCGTGGTATAATCGAATCTGAAGTTAAATTTATAGAGAGAAGATGATAACGAAATATAATAGTAGAAATCGAGTATTTAGTATAACTCTCTCCCAAGAAATAATGGAGAACTACTTAAAGAAACGCGGATATCAAATTTCTACATTCTCACAAGTAGCTAAGGATTTTGGATATACGGCCGGAGAACTTATGGAGGAATTAAAACTATATCCTAGTACGTTTGATTATAAAATAGCATACCTCCCAGAAGAAAAAGAGGAAGTATATCGAAAGTTTATAAAAATTATAGAAGAACGAAGAGAAAGAGAAGATACTAAATATTCTTCTGGAGGAAAATGGTTTTGGTATAACTGTGCGGAACTTGATCTCTTAAATCATATAGTAGATCTTAAAGCGAGAGCAATTATGAAGTCTGAATTTATAGAACGTATTATAAATTATGATTGAAGCTATAGAATTATTAACAAAACTAGAATGTGAAATTGATTTATTAATTAAATTATTAGGATATGAACAGAAATAAAAAAGCGTTAGTTATCTTTCATAGGGTAGATTTTGATGGAACATCCAGTATGTGTATAGCAGTAAAATCACTATACGATGAAGGGTACCAAGTAGATAAAACCGGATATAATTATGGAGATGAAATTCCAGAAATGTATGTAGATAAGAATGGAAGACCCTATGACCTGATCTGTATGGTTGATATAAGTTTCCCTCCTGAAATTATGTTACAGGTTTGGGAACACTATGGAGATAACTTTATATTCATAGATCATCATGTATCATCCATCGAAAGTTCTATACAAAATAACTACACCGGAATTAAAGGTATTCGTGAGATTGGACCAGCTGCTTGTGAATTAACTTGGAGATTTTTCTGTCCAGGTCAAGATATTCCAGAATTTATTCGACTTCTTGGAGTATATGATACTTGGAGAAAAGATGAAGTTGGAGAGGATGATTGGCAAGATGTAATACTTCCTTTACAGAGTGGTTTGAAATTTAAATATGGCTTAAATCCTGATACGTGGCTCTATGAATTTCCTAATCTATGTTTCTGGGAAGATAGATTGACAGAAGTAATAGAACTTGGAACTATTCTTAAACAAAATCAGGATAAAATTAATAAAGGAGTAGTTAAATCATTCTCATTTCCCGTTACTGTTGCTGGAAAATATAGAGGAGTTTGTGTAATAGGAACTGCATTTTCAAGTACAGTCTTTAATTCTGTCTTAAATGATTATGATATTTATATAGTATGTAATCGAAGAGATAAAGGAGTATATAGTATATCAATGTATAAAGAACCTGATCGAATTCCAGAATTTAGTTGTGCTGGATATAGAGGCATTATTTTTGGACATAAAAGTGCTGGAGGTGGTACTTTAAACTTTGAACAATTCAAGACTTTAATAGAGGATTGTGAAATTTAAAACTTATAAGAACCAAGGATTTTATTTCCTTGGTTTCTTTTTTCTTGATACATTTTTATGAGGACTAAGGAACCCTTTATCATACCTTCCGTTCACCACTAAAGGGTTCACTCCAGGGCCCTACGGGCTCTAGATTGAATAAACTATATAGGGAATAAATAGATTATAAGAATTCGATCTCCTCCCAAAGGGAGATCGAATATATTGATGCACTTTTTTTTTAATTAGAAGAATATATAGTATATTACCATTTTATTAAATTTTAAAGTGTAGTTTTGCTCTTCTACTGACTTTAAATCCTTACAATTGAATGAAGATTATAAAGGGTATCCCTAGTCTTCAATTTTATGTAACTGGATTCTGTATTAAAAAGAATCTATAATAAATTAAATTAATTAAAAACTTTATAAAATATGAACAGAGAAAAGATTATAATTCCCAGAGGTATTAGGTATATCTCTGAATGGAATGAATTTAGATTTAACAAATTTCCAAATAAATGTATAATAAATAAACAATTACCTGGATGTGGTTTTACTGAATACTGTATTAATGGTCCTGAGAATGTAATACTTTGTTCTCCTAGAAAAATGTTATTAGAAAACAAGAAAGATCAACATCCTGATGATGTTTATTTGGTTGTAAATGAAATGGAAAAAGAATCAGAAGTTGATAAAGATCTTTCTAAAGAGCCTAAAAGTGTTAATATAGATGAAGAGGGAGATGAAAAGAAAGATAATTCTGAGATCTATGAAAGATTATATAGAGAAATTGATACTTATACCTATCAAAGATATCTAAATAATCAACCAGCTAAGATTCTAGTAACATATGATTCATATAGAATCGTTAAAGATATTCTTGAAAAATTAAGGATTTTTGATAGATTTATAACAGTAGTAGATGAGTTTCAAAGTATTTTACATGATTCTAGATTTAAGTCAAATACAGAGCTAGGATTTCTTCTACACTTACAGCAATCCCCAACAGCATACTTTGTATCAGCTACTCCTATGATGGAAAAGTATCTAGAAATGTTAGATGAGTTTAAAGATCTTCCTTATTTTGATTTAGATTGGGAAGCTGCTGATTCTTCCAGAATTATTAGACCTTCATTAAAGGTACTTACAATGAAATCTGTAGGTACAAAAGCAGAAGAAGTAATTCAATCCTATCTATCAGGAGATTTTGAGGAGATTACTGTCATGAGAAACGGTCAACCTGTAAAAGTAATATCAGACGAGGCTGTATTCTATGTAAATAGTGTTAATCATATTATTAGTATGATTAAAAAGAATAATCTTACTCCAGAACAGTGTAATATATTATGTTCTAGAACTGATGATAATGCTAAAAGAATTAAAAGGAAACTAGGTAAAAAGTTTGTTATAGGAAAAGTACCAAAGAAAACAGAAAAACCCAAGATGTTCACTTTCTGTACTAGAACTGTATACTTAGGAGCCGATTTTTATAGTTTATGTGCACGTAGTTTTATATTCTCAGATTCTAATTCAGACTGTTTAGCAGTTGATATTGCAGAAGATCTTCCACAGATACTAGGTAGACAAAGATTACAGGATAATCCATGGAAAAATACAGCAAATTTCTATTATAGAATAACAGCAGATTATAGGGAAATGAAAGAGTCTGACTTTCAAGCAATTCTAGATAGAAAAACAAAAGATACAGAAAGTTTACTTAGAGCTTATGGGGAAGTAAGTCTTGATGAGGATAAATATACTTTGGCAAAGAATTATCAAATATTAGCAAAAAGTCAAAACTATAAGGATAATTATGTAGCAGTAAATAAAGTTATTAACTCTCAAACAGGAAATGTCATTCTAAAACCTGTTACTAATAAACTTGTATTAGTAAATGAGATTAGAGCTTTTCAGATTCAACAAGTAGATTATAGAGATAGGTTTAGTGTATTTTCTAGTATTAGATCTAATCTAACAAAGGATGATATAATAAATAGAGATGTAACAAGATTTTTATGCATTTATGATACTTTAACCACTATGTTAGAGAAATTCAAAATGTTATGTGAATATCCAGTCTCTAAGGAAGTTATTCAGATAGTATTAGATCAAATAGCAGATAGTGATGAGATTAAGTCTTATTATTTGCTTTTAGGTCCTGATAGGTTGAAAAAATTACATTATAATATTACAAATATTAGAAGAGAATTAGGTATTGTAACCTTTAGTCCTGAATTATTAAATAATACTATTCATCAAAATTTTAATCCAGGTGAGAAGTATACATTAGCTAATTTAAAGGCTAAACTTGGAGATCTATACTCTTCTATTTCTTATACTGCAGTTCCTAAGGCCAATGATATTTTAGAGTATTTCGAAGTAAAAGAGGTTCAAAATACTATGTTAGTAGATGGAGTAAAGAAGCGAATTCGTAGTTATGAATTATTAAAAAGAAAGGATAATTAATTATGATATATTTGATTAAGAGTGCAGGTTATGATGAGAATGAAAATTTAATTCATCTTCTCAAAATAGGTTATACAGAGGATAATAATAGAGATAGAAGATTTAATGCATATAAACTTCATAATCCAACCTGTAAAATTTTATATGAACTTCCTGAATTGACTGAAGAAGATGAAAAGAATATTCAATATAAGTTTAGAAAATATTTGTATATAGATTATGGTAGAGAATGGTTTGAATATAATGATGAAATAGTAAACTTTTTTAAAAATCCAGAAGTAGTGAAGAATATTAAAAATCTTCCAATAAATCCATGTATTATAAATAAAGAATTAACTGAATTTAAGAATAGTGTTAAAGAAATTTTAGGAATTTTGCTTGGAATATCCTCTAATCTACCAGGGAAGGGTAGAGACAATGTAAAATCTGTATTTAAAGAAATTTTAGATAAGAAACTTAGAGATATAGATTCAGTATTTGAGTTCTTAGAGTTGAAATTTGATAAGAGCATAATAGATAAGTGTAAGGATCTTTTGGAATGTAGAAAAACAGGTAAATACTGTAATGATGATATAATAAATCAGGAGGTATCTGAATTTCTGAGAGAATATCAAAAATTAGGAACCTTTAGGAGTAAATTGAAATATTTATGTGAATATGGATTTTCAGATGAAGTAATAGGAATAGTGTTAGATCAGATAGGGGAGCATGATAATATTAAATCTTATTATATATCATTAGGTCCTCGAAAACTTAAAGCTTGTGGATATAACAGGTATGACATAGAAAAAGAGTTGGGAGTAGTAACATTTTCCTATGAACTATTAGAGTCTAATATTTATTCAGAATTTAAAGTAGGAGATAAATTAACATTATCTAGTATAAAAGATAGGTTAGGTTATTTATATTCTAGTATTAATTATGATGCTACACCAAAAGCAAAAGACCTAGAAAATTACTTTGAGGTAAAGGAGTATAAATCTACTGAAGTTGTAGATGGAGAGAAAAAAGAGTAAGAGGTTATGAATTATTATCTAGAAAGGAGGTGTGTTAATTATGAAGTTAGGTAAATTAATTTCTAAAGCAATATCTTGTATAGATTCTTATATTAATCCACCAACAGAAAAAGAATTAAAAGATAAGCATAAGACTGAGTTTTATGTCTATATATCCCAATTTCCTGGATTTATGGCAATGAATATATTAGATGAAATTGAGGAACTCGAAATGGATATTTTATCAGAGGATTATTATAATATAAGAGCTGGAAAAACGTGGAAGGTTCTTATATTATATCAAGGAACTTCAGATTGTTTGGGAAATATAAATAAAGTTCTAAAAGAAGATTTGGAATATTTTAGGAAACGAGTGATAAAATTAAATGAAACGTACTTAAATGGGGAAGTTTCAAGTATGGAAAATTATGATAGAAAGATCCTTAGGTGGTGTTTTCAGTCAGAAGATCTAGAATTTAGTAGTAAATTTTTTAAATATTTAAATAAGTTGTTAAATGGTAATAAAACGTAAATTATTCTCTAAAGAAGTAGAGAGAAAGAAATCTGATAAAGGATGGGATGCTGCTTTAGGAGCTGGTATTGGTGCTACAGCTGGAGTTGCTGGTAAAATGAAGCTTGAGAAGATTAATTCAATTAAGAAATTAAAAAATGCTACTAATGCTAGAATAAATAAAGTTCATGACTATCGAACTGAGAAAGTAGAAACAGAGATGCAAAGGAGAATTAATGCTTCTGTTGATCCTTTTGAAAAATCTGTTTTAGACGAAGTTAAAAGAGGTAAACATAAGATAATCAATGATAGTCGTAAAAATATGATAGAAACAGTTGGAAAGAAGAAACGAAAGCTAAAAATTGCGACAGCTGCTATCCCAATTGCTGGAGCTATTATTGGTGCAGTTTATGGTCGTGATAATAATCTCAAGAAACAAAGAGATAAAATAGAAGATGCTGCAGGAGATAGAGTTGCAGATATTGTTAGAGGAAAGAAAGAAAAATAAATATAAAAATTAAATTATTATGTCAACAAGAAGTACTATTTCAGTTAAGATACCTACCGAAATGATTGGAAAGGTATACGAGAACATTCACGGACATCAAGTTTGTCTGGAAGGAGAGTATATGGTTATTTACTGTCATTTTGATGGTTACTTAGATGGTGTTGGAGAGATTTTGCAGTGTTATTATAATTCATTTGAGAAAGCTTTTGAGTTAATTCTAGGTGGTGATATCAGTTCCATCGCAGAGTCTCCTGAGGGTTGTGACTATTATGTTCGAAGAGGTGAGAGTTGGGAGAATAACAAACCAGCTTTTTCAGATAAACCACCTAAGAGAGTTGAAGAGTATTTATATATCTTCGAATCAGGAAAGTGGTATGTTTATAATGGGTATAATTGTAATGGACCGCTGGAGGATTATCTCAGCCCGGAAATCTCTTCAAAAGATGACATGATTTCGTTACCTAAGAATTTTTGTTATTATTTACATGGTTATTTATCTGGGCTGTCATCTACCCAGCGAGAAGATAAAGGACTTGATTCTATAATTAAAACATTGGAGGGTTATTTAGATGTTTAGAGTAATTATTTGTGGTTCTAGAGAATTTGATGATTACGATCTTCTTAAGGAGAAGTGTGATCTTATTTTATCAAGAAAAGCAGCAGACCCAACGGAAAAGATTGTGATTGTTAGTGGATGTGCTAGAGGTGCTGATAGACTTGGAGAAAAATATGCTGAAGAAAAAGGTTATGAAGTTTTGCGTTATCCAGCTGATTGGGATAGATATGGAAAAAGTGCTGGGTATAGGAGAAATAAACAAATGGCAGAAGTGGCTAATGCATGTATAGCTTTCTTTAGTTCGGTTGCAGAGAATAAAGGAACTAAGAATATGGTATCTCTTGCAAGGAATATGAATCTTCTTGTAAGGGAGGTAAAAGAAGAGGATTAAAAGCCTTATATATGTAATAAAAATAAATGTGAGAAATAATATGAAAACAGTAAAAGTAATTGTAGGTACCTCTGTAATTATTGGAGGTATATATTTAATATATAAAGCAGTTAAGAAGACGAATAGTGTAATAGATGGTGTTTCAGAAGTAAAAAATAAGATGAACACTTTTATACAAGATCAAGCAATTAACTGGATGAAAGATATTAATAAGAACTTAGAAACAAAAATAAAGGAAAAAGAAGACAAGTTACTAAACGATAAAGAAAAGAATTAACGGGTTCTTTTAAGTTTGTAATATTGTTGTACCCTATTTAGTCCATCGGTCTGTGAAGATAGATGGATTTTATTTTTCTTCCTTTTTGAGTCCTTTAAAGCCTTATTAATGTAGAGAAAGAAACTCCTTAAGCTAACAATGAAATAGCTTAGGGAGATTTTTTATTAATAAACTTAAAAGAGAATAAAAATGGAAACAGGAGAAATTACAAGACAAGCAAAACAAAGCTTAACTATCTTTAAAAAAAAACAACTTCATGAATGTCAGTGTAGAGAGAATCGATTAAAAGAATATTATGAAAAGAAGTGGCTGACAAAGAAAGAGTTTTTAAAGAAAATAAGAAAGCAGAGAAAGAAAAGAGCAAAGTTTGCAGAAAAGTATCTCACTAAATATAATGAATTTAAGAATCTTGGAGAAAAGATGTCACTAGAGCAAGAAAATTATGCTAGGGATGCAGATATAATAGTAAGTAGTTGGTTTATAATAACTCACCAATCATTACCTAAATTATTTATCTTAGCTGGAATGGTATCTGTTATAATGAAGAAAATAACTAAAGATTTTTGGTTATTGAGTGAGAAGAAAAAAGAGAGGGAAATTTAATCCCTCTCCATTTATTTTTTTTTTATTTAAAGCTTACAACTGGGAACTTAGCCGCGTCATAAGATAAACAGTAATCACCTTCTGGACCAGCTACAGCATCTTGACATACCATAACTACTTGACTTTCATTTTTAGTGCCACAAACTGAAGCAGGATCAGCTGGATTAATCTTTACTCCAGCATGAACTAAATTATTAAAGTTAACAGTAATCTTACCGTCACCAAACAAGTTATTAGCATTAACCTCTTCTTCAGTCTTATTAGTATAATCTTCGCAAATCAAGAAACCTTGCCATGGAGCTCTAGTTTCCCATTGATCTACAGTACAGTTATTAATATTAACAACTACACCAGAAGCATTAGACTTATTACTTAATCTAAGAGCATTACTGATCTTTTCGAAATAACAGTTATTCAATGTAATAATAGCATTGTCTTGAGTACCGAATACTAAGATAGCATTATTACTGAATTCACCTTGGAATTTACAATTATCGAACAAGATATTTTTCGGAAGTACAGAATTGCTTGCTAGACCAATCTCAATACCGTTATAAACTTCAGATGCATCAAATACCATATCTTTGAATACGATAAATTCAGCATTATTTACGCTTATTACAGTATTTCCATTAGCTTTCGGGAATGAACCTGAAATATTTAGATCTTTGGCTTCTACATCACCAGCATTCAATTTAAGTCTAGCATTATCACTTACTTTAATTGATTTTAATGAGATAGACTTACCAACGATTTCAGCATTTTCATTAATAGATCCTGATACGATATAATCCTTAGAAGAATCTTTCAATTCACCAGCAGAACCGTCAACACTTACAACTTCAGTATTTGTTTTAGTAAGAACATCAACTTTACTTTGAAGAATTTGAACTGTTGCATTCAAAGCTTCAAGAGTATTGCTAAGACCAGCTACATCAGATACATATGCAATTTGATTTGCTTCAGGTCCAGACTGTCCAGCTTCTTGAACTGTAGGTCTTTGTCCCTTAGGAGTATTGATATTAAATGGGACGCTAGAAGAACCAAAATCAGCTACACCCCAACGATTAAGCTGAACGAGACTAGATGTACCACCTTCTAAGTTACCACCTAAAATAACATCACCATTCTTAAGAACAATAGCTTTACGTTCTGGGAGATTAGAGTCAGCTACATCTTCATATTTAACAGCTTTCTTATTAATAGCATCGATAGAAGAAGCAAGATTTTCATTAACTGTTACTAGGTTAGCAGCAACTTCTTGAACATTCTTCTTAATTTCATTGATACCTTCTACTTTAATACCTGCTTCAGATACACTCAAGTAAGATTCACTGGAAGGATCTAATTTAATAGAGAATCCATTTTCAATTAATTCAATACCATTACCAGCTACGTAAGTATCAACCAAAGAGCTAAGATCAACTACTGAAGTTTGTTCTCCTTCAGAAGTGTTAAATACAAAGGTCAATGATTTATCTTCTGCAGAGTACTCAACAGATTTCAAGAATTGGTCTGCAGGAATATTAATAGTACCAGCAATTTTATCACCTACTTGAAGTTCATAAGTTAAGTCATCTTTCTTAACTAATGCAATAGTTTCCATATTGCCATGAACATCTTCAAGAAGGGCAATTTGTTTGGAATCGTTATAAGTAGGTCTTTCAGCAGAACCGTTTAAGTTGATTTCTACTGAACTAGAACCTAGATCTACTTTATTCCACTTAGAAACCATAGCAATATTCACAGCACTACCATCAGTAGTTTTTCCGCAAATATTATCATGATTGTTTAGGAAAATAGTCTTACGTCCAGGATTTTGTTCAGTTGCTGTATCTTCATATTTAACAGCTTTTTCAAGTTCTGGACGTATCTCATTATTGAGTCCTCCGTTTATGGTGCTGAAACCGTCTGCAACATTCTTATTGATATTATTAACAGCTTCAACAAGATTATTGTTTACAGTTGCAATATCAGCCGCATTTTTTTCAATTTTTCCTTCAAGTTCAGTGAGATCAGCACCTTCACCGTTTACTTTTTCAGCTAATTCATCAATAGCTGCTTGAAGTTTAGCATCGCCTTCTTCACGATTAGTTACTTCAGCTGCAATACCATTATTAATAGTTTCGATAGCCTGAACAAGATTATTATTCAGAGTTTCGATAGAAGAAGCTACATTTTCGTTGATTTGATTTACCATTCCATCAACACGAGAAGCTTCTGATTCAATTTTTTCAGATAACTTAGCGTCACCTTCTTCACGGGCACTAGCTTCTTCAGTTACCTTATTTTCTAGAGCAGAGAGTTGTTCTTGGATATCACCTGGAACTTCTCCACCACCTGTAGACGCGATATCGTATACAACTCCGTCAACACTAATCTTAGAGATTTTTTCGCTCATAATTTATTCTTTCTTTTAATTAAACGTTTAATAAAATTTTCTTAATCATTTACAAGACCTAGGGTAGAATCTTTGTAAGTTACTGTTTCATCGTAGATCATCAATGTATCTGGGGATTTGAAACTTGCATGATAACTATTAGGAAGGTATAATACTCCATTCTTGACATAAATTTTATTATTTTTGTCTTGAGTATCTGGATCTGTACCATTTACTTCCTGAATAGTTTTGCAATAGACTTCATAAATCAGCGGAAGATTGTAACCTATATCCCCGAACGCATTGTAATCACTTCCAGGGTTGAATCCACAACCACAGTTGCAAAAATCATTCATAATATTTTAATAATTATTATATATTAAATAAACACTACACATTTCTTAAGAAAACAAAAGAACAACTACAAAATTTCTTTTATAATTGTTCTATGTCATATATTAGGGTTTAGGTTTCCTAGGAGCGCAAAAACATCATTTGGAGAAAGAAAAAAGAAGGGAATTAACCCTCCTTTATTTTTACATTTATGTTTCCAGTTAAAATGAAATAATCTATATCTATATTCCAACAAAGACCATAATGTTCTATTACATCACTTAATTCAATATAAGTATGATAACCAAGATTATATATAGACCTTATTTCTTTTACTGTACGAGTTGCAATATCACCTAATGTTTTCATATTCTTATGTTGAATATCATAATCTACTAAAGTATTAAGTGCTCTACGAGAAAGATTTAAGTCTCTTATACTAGTTTTTAATAATCTCATTCTCTTTTCTTGCTCTTCACTTAAAGTAACATCAATATTTTCTACATTTTTGATTCTCTTAAGTTCAGCTAATTCTATGTCTTTGGCCATGTTCTCTTTTGTTAACTTTTCAAGTTTTTCGAGAACTAGTTTATTGTTATCATATAAAAATTTTATATTATCATTAATATATTTAGTAAAATCACTTTTTGTCAAACCATAAGAATCTGCTAATTTCTTAATTTCATCAACATTCTTTTCTCCTTTTCCTTTATTAATAGAGTTAAGAAAAGTTAAGTATTTCCATAAAATTTCATTGATGCGGTGAAAATCTGAGTTATCATTATAGTAATGAATATTGTCTATTAAAGATGCAATAATTAATTCTTTGCAGTGTGAGTATCTTCTATATCCAATTCTTATAAATCTTGTAACATCTTCTACTTCTTTGATCTCTTTTTTCATTTTTTCGATCTTTTCATCTAGCTGGCGTTCTAATTCTCCTAAATCAGTTGTCTTTTTAGATAAACTGCTTTCCAATAAATCAATCAGAGTTTTCTTATCTACATATGTCATATTTTTAATAACTCTGATAGTAATTAAACCAGATTTACCCCAGTTTGTAATAGTTTGTGTACTTACTTTTGCTAACTTTGCAGCATCAGTTCTTGTAATCCATTTTTCTTTTTTCATCTTCTTTTAAATTTTAATTTATACACTAATAAGGCTTTGAAGAAGAGCCTATTTTCCTTATAAATGATTATGAAATATTTTTATTATGAAAAGAATAAAACAAGTAATTAGAAAAAATCTACCTGAGACTAATAGTAGTTCGTCTCACTCTGTAGTAATCTGTGTTGATCCTAATTCATTGGTTGATACACTTCCTATGGATTCAGAGGGAGTTATACATGTTCCTAGAAGATCTGAATCATTTGGTTGGGAGTATGAAAAATATAATGATCCAATGACTAAACTTCAATATGTATGTGGTATAATTTGGAAATATAAGAGTAATCGGAAGAAAGTAAAACTCTTAAAAGAAATTGTCCTAGGATATACTGGAGCAAAGGATATAGTATTTGACTGGGAAGAAAACAGGTCAAATGATGATGTTGTTGAAGAGGATGAGGATTATTACTGGGATTCTGGTGCTCCTGAGATAGATCATAATAGTTCTGATATATTTCCTGAAATTATGGAATCAGCTAGATCAATTAAGAATTTTATATTTAATTCAAGATCTTGGCTATATTTAGGAAATGATAATTCAGATGCTCCAGAGGGTTTCTATGAAGAAGAAACTGATGACCCAGAAATTATCGTTAGCGTTGATTATGGAGGAGATATAGGTAGAGTTGATTTTGAATATAATAAATCAGTAGGTTGTGATATAGAGAATTATCTGAAAAACGAATCTTTAATTTCAGATATAGTTTATAATATCAAAACCAAAAAATTTGAAAAAAATCTTGGAATGGAAAAGTGGAGAGGATTTCATAGTGATAATCAGCTTACTTTTAGACCTATTTCTCTTAGTGATAGAAAATTATATTGGATTAGTGAAAGTCTGGAAAAAGAGATTATAAATAAAACAATAATAAAAGGTGATGGTAAAAAACAAAAATCAACCTTACTATACTCACTTTCTACAAATGAAAATGAAATCTTTAAAGAGTTAATAAAAGATACTCAGACTTGGGGATCTCATTGGATTAGTTTACCATATACAGTAATGACAAAAGAGTTCGGAAAAGTACTATGATAACAGATGAATATTCTTATATAAACGGAAATTATTATGTTACTCTTAATAATTTATCAGGTACAAAAACTTATCGAGCATTAAGAAGAGGAGAGGAGCTTATTTCAAAGTTTCCTGATTCTATAGATTTGAAAATAACAAATAAGTGTTCTATAGGATGTCCATTTTGTCATGAATCTAGTATCTCTGAAGGAAAGTCTTTTGACCTACAGAAAACTATTGATGTTTTATCTCAGCTTCCTAAAGTTGGAATAGAATTAGCTATTGGAGGTGGAGATGTAACTGAAGATTCTGTTATAGATGATTGTGCTGTTTTATGTAAGTGGGCAGATGATAATGGATTTGTTCCAAGACTTACCATAAATTCTAGGTCTTTAAATACTGAAGAGAAGCGTAAGAAATTTCATGATAAACTTGATATGGTAAAAGTATTTGGAGTAAGTATTGATAGGTTTGATGAAAAGTTAATAAATACTTTAGAAGATGAATATACTACATATTTTAAAACAAAAGTATATCATATCATTGCCGGAATATTTCCCCCAGAAGATCTCCAAGAACTGATAACGTCTGGAAGACAAGTATTAATTCTTGGTTATAAAAATTGGGGAAGAGCTCTCGGCAATCCACCCAAGTATGATCTTAAGGAGTGGGAAAAGACTTTAAAGAGAATTTTGTATACTCGACAAAATAATCTATCAGCTACTATAGGATTTGATAATTTAGCGATAGAACAGCTTGGAGTACGTGATTGTATAACAGAGGCTGATTGGAAGAGAATGTATATGGGAGATGAATTTACTCATACTATGTACGTTGACGCAGTTTCAGAAATATTTGCACCTACTTCTAGAGATTCATTTAGAGTTTCTTGGAATGATATGAAAATTTTAGAATTTTTTAATACTTATAAAAATGATAAAGTTAATAACAAAGAGTAGATATTATAAAATTCTTGGAAAGGAAATTTATAAAGACTATGTAAAATATTCTAAAGTAGTATTTCCTGAAGAGAGATGGAGTAAGTTTCTTAGTATCTCAGAGTCTTCATGTATATATTTTCTTTTGGAAGAGGAAAATAAAGTTTTTGTATATATTCCTTCCCTCGAAGTATTATTAATTCCAGGAATGTATAAAAATTCAGATGACTTATATAATAAAATTTTAGCTTCAGAAACAACATTAAGTAATTGGAAGGTAAGTTTAATAAAAGAACTGAAACCCTCTGAACATAAGCAAGATTATATTTTGAATACTTTTAAAATAGGGAACTTTCAATGTCTTCTTGATAGAAGTACTTCTGAAATTGTGTATACTTCTGGGAAATATAGGTTGATTAATTCTGATTTTCCTGAAGATTCAATGGATTTTTCGTTAACTAATAATCTTGGAGATCCAGATGCTTATTGGAAAAGTACATATTTAGCATTTCCAGAGAAATCAGAGATAATGTTATCAGATAAACCTAAATTACAACTAATTGAAGATTTAATTGCAATTATATTAAATGAAAACGGAAGAAATTATCAAAGAACTGATAGCAAGAGTTAATAGTACTCTTAGTTATTATGAGAAAGATTATGTCAGTGTTAAGAGAACTCCATATGCTGAGCGAGAGAGATGTGTTAGCTTTGAACAATACATAGAAGCTAGGTTTAATTATGAGTGTTCTAAGATTCCAGAATTATATGATGCAGTAATAGCAACAGATGGACATTTATTTTCTTGTACAGAATTAATTGATCCTGATACAGCAAAAAGAAGGTTTACTACTGCATCAGTTGTTCTTGTAGATCCAAAAACGCTGATAGGAGCAAACGAAAATCTTATTAATGAGATATACAGGATTCATGATTATCTTGGAGGATCTTGTATAAAATTCAATAATGTTAAGAAAAAAATTAAGTTTACAATTGAGTAAAAGAGAAAAATTATGAAGAAAAATTCTTGGAGATTAACAAGTGATTTGATAGCTTATTTTCCGTGTGACTTATCAGTTTCAGCAGGGAAGCGTGTTTTTTTAGCCTCCCCTGAAAAAAAGTCTTATAAAGCGGCAGTACAAAAGAATATCGAATCTGCTTTTGATGAAGTGATTATTGAATCTAATTCATTTAAATTAAAAGTATCTAATGATCTTAGTGTTTATGTAAAGTGTGATGAATTTCCTGATCCAGAACAATATTACTTAGTTTGTAATATGTATCGGACAGCTTTTGGAGTTCCTATGATTGGCAATATAATTACTCAGGTTAAGAGTGATAAAGCTAATTTCGGAGACACAATATTTGAAGCAGTATTTTCAGAAGATTCTCAAGAAAGTGTTTATTTTATGACTCCTGAAATGGCGGAATATAAAAGTGCTTTCGAAGAGATGAAGCGTAGAATGAATTGTACTTTAAATAAAAAAGTAAAGAAGTGGATTCCTGGTGGAAGATATGATACATTAACAAATACGTATTATTATCTTGGAGAATTTAAGAGTAGAAAAAAGAACGAGTTAAATTCTGATTTTCTTGGAGATTCTTCAATGGTTCCAGCGTATCTATATGTTTCTGAACTTGGAGATGAGAAGAAAATCTCTGACATTCTAAAAACCAGAAAAATTGGTTCTGGACCGGAAGATATTCAGATTATGTACTCTCTTCCAAGCGCTGTAGATTCTGGAAATGTTTTGGAGAATGATATAACTTGTCTGAAAGATTATCAAAAATATATCTTTGATAATTCAATGAAGGAATATACAATTACTTCAGATTATGGATTTTCTAGTTATTCAAATCCTAAATATATTCTTGATATTCTTTCATTGAAATCAAGTGAATCAGATTCTTATGCAGATCTTATTCCTGAATCTGTTTCTGAAATGATTAAGAATATGTTACATGAAGTTGTATTATGTTCTTGGGATTTGAATAAGAATAGAGAAGACATTTATATTGGTGAAGGAAATAATAATGATAAGAATGCAGAAAACTTAGTAAGGAGATTTTATCAAGATTTTAAAGATGGAAATGCAATGAGAAATTTGTATTACAGAAAACTCTTTATAGATCTTGGAATAAATATAAATGAAATAGCAGTAGAGGTAGTAAGTCAAGGTAATCCAGAAAGTTTAATACTATCTGGAATTGAGAATTATGTATCTTTAGGAAGTATTTATTTTAAAAATCACTTTACAGATGCTTCCAGAAAGATTAGTAGACAAAGAATTAAATCAACAAATTATACTCTAGAGGTAGTTAAATTATCTGATTTATTCTCTGCTACACCTAATTTATTATTGGATATTAAAGATTTGATAGAAAACGCTAGAAATAATTTTGGATTAGGTGTAAGAACTTTTTATGATACTAATACCGGTACTAAAAAATCTCCGAAAATATATACAACAATTGAAGTAGATATTTTAGACTTGATTAAGTACTATGGAGGTATTAAAAATATTCCAGAAGTTATTGTAAATGAAATTATATCAAGTAAATTTTGGAATCTTCAAGTGTTAATTGATAAAGAAGGAGTATTAGAGTGATATGGCTAAGCAAGAGAATTTATCATTTACAGGAGAAGTTGTTGAAGAGCTCGGGAATTCTATGTTTTCAGTAGAATTAGATTCTATGGAGCATCAAGTATTATGTACTATATCAGGTAAAATTAGAAAAAATTATATAAGAATTCTAGCAGGAGATAAAGTGAAAATTGAAGTAAGTCCTTATGATTTAACAAAAGGACGGATTGTTACTAGATTATCTCTTATAGAAAATAGTGATAACAAAAATAGTAGTAATAACAAAAAGAAATCAAAAAAGAAATGATTAAGTACAACGTAACAAACAGTATGATCGGTAATATTTATCCGATTTTTTTGAGTAATAACAAACTAGTCGAAGATCCATCATACTATCTGTACAGAATTGTGAGTCCTAGTTTAAGTCCAGATCTTATTCCATATATATCATTGGAAAAGATTAGTGAAAGAACAAAAATTGGAAATCCAAAAGAATTCTGTGATAGTCAAAAGAAAAAAGCTATTCGTGAACATTTAGATGTTATTTCTATGTGTCTTGGTAGTCGTGAAGGTCTTGAAGAAAAGGCAGTTGAGTTCTTGCAAGGAATTCTGTGGAGAGATAAACCAGTAATTGATAATGGTTTTCCTGGATTTCCGTTGATTGAAATGGAGAATGGTAATAATATCCAGAAATCAGTAATTATTGGTCTTAGAGATACAATGAGATGGAAGTATTATAAATTGTATCCTGGAAATTATGTTGATATTCTCTGGACTGCTAAGACTTATGCAGTATTTAAACTTTGTGGTGAAAAAGGAAAAGAGGAAGTTTGGATTGAACCAGTCGGATTATATAGTAATACAGATCCGAATATGAAAAATCCTCTTCCAGTAAATCTCGAATCTTTAGACTATCCTACCGATAGATGGTCTATTACAAAGGGTAAACTTTCTGAATTGAATCGAGCATTGAAGAAGCTTGAATGGGAAAGTTTTAATAGAAAAGAAATTTGCGTAGATTAATTATCATAATAGTTCTAGTCCTTGGTTGGAGTGTTTATAGCCCCTCCAAGGACTTAGATTCTACTCCATTAGCTACATTTTATTATGCTAGATCGGGAAGCATTACAGCAGATGGAAGTAAAGTTCATCCTGAAAAAGTTAAAACAGGTGAACATAGATGGATTGCAGTCTCTAGAGATCTCAGAAGGAGTGGGAAATTTAGCTTTGGAGATACAGTTCTAATACAGTCTAAGAAATGTCCAGGTTTAAATGGTGAATGGATAGTAAAAGATCTTATGGGTTCTAAGCATACAAATAGAATTGATTTCTTACTACATAAAGAAGAGATTGATTCTTTGAAATTTTGGATGCCACATAGAGTAGAAATAGTAAATAAAAAAGATAGTCTTAATCCTTTGGAAACATTGGATTGAGGCTCTTTATTTTTCTCCTTTGAAATTCTTATATATGATGTATAATAAAAAAAGAACTATGAGAAAAAGAAACAAAATTAATCAATTAAGTGTTTTTAATCAAGTTAAAAGAGAGATTAAGCAGTTTAGCAAAGCATATTCACGAGGAGAAGCTTTGAATGAACTAATGATTAAGTTAAGATCTCTGGATGATACTTTTAGAATAAGAGATATGAAAAAGAAATTTCTTTATGAGATATCTAGATTATTTCATATTGAAGGTATTATTTTCGACCTTAAAAATATAAAAATGAAAGTTGAAAAAAGTTTTACTTTTCAAAATTCAGAAAAGCAAGATTTATTAAGAATAATTAATAGTGTCATCCTTAAATTTGAAATTATCAATAATAATTTTAAAACTTATCATCCTACAGTAAAATCAAGGGTAGAAAAGAAAAAGGTTTTAACATATTATCGAAAATTGTTTAATAAATGCGATCAAGCTTTAAAGAATTACAATAGAGAAAGAATTACTACTAAAGAAGTCGTTGATGCAATAGATGTAATCGCAAAAATAAAACTAAGTACTAGTGATAATATTAAATTAATAATACCACTTGCTGATAAATTTAAAAGTCGACAAATCGTTCAAAGATTCATAAACCTATCACAAAAATTGGAAAACAATCAAACTCTTAAACCAGAGGAAAAATATAACTATATAGATAGAATTCGAATGAATGGATTTAAATGTAGAACTATTATAAAAATAGTAGAAATAGAGAGATAAACATAAATATGAAAGGAGTGATTAAATTAATAGTCACTTCTTTTATTTTCCTTAAAAGCCTTATATATGATAAAATATTAATAAACTAAAAAAGAAAGGAAAATTATGAAAAGACAAATTTTACAAAACGTAATAAGTTTTGAAAAACCAAAAACAGTTTTAGTAGATGTAACATACGATTATGGCAACAATAAGAAAGTACAAGCGGTAGATGTTAGATCATTAGGTGGCTATATAGTATGTACAGAATATGAATATGGAACCTTATTAAATTCAAAAACTTTGTATATAGATAGATCTGGAGAGGTAGATAGAGAGATAAATAAAATACTTGAATATATCCCAGATGAAATATCATTTGAAAAATTAATGAAGCTGATAGGAAACTTGAATTGTGATATTTATAGAGAACATCCATTGACAGTTACTCATCATTTTTCACGCGGTATGTATGACTTATGTAGTGATGCGATACAATTAGGGGTAAATATAAAATTCCCAAAAGAGTTCTATGAAGAAAAGAATACTATTTTACTTAATCTTAAAACTTATCATAAAGGAGGTGGAATATATATGCACCTTTCTTGTGATGGGGTAGTAAATAGTCGTGGAAGTTTTATAGAAAGAATGTATCTTAATCATTGTGGAGAATACGAAGGATTATTCCGTGATGTGGAGGAAACAATGGAAAGTATATCAAGCGAGATTGTATTTCAAGTATGCCTGAGTCTATCAGGTTTATATCGCGATGTAGATTTTGAATTTAAAGCTGAATTAGTAATAAATAGATGTGAAGTGCATTTATTTGGTGATAATGAAATTGACAAAAAAGCGGAAGAATTTATAAAAAATGAAATTAATAAGGAATTATTAAAAGCAAGAAAAGAGGGAGAATAAATCCCTCTTTTTATTTTTCCCGTGAAAGCCTTATTAATGAAAAGAATAAATAAAAATAAAGATTATGAAAAAATTAACAAAAGAAGAAGCAGCAGAATTAAATGAATTATTCGAAACTAGTAATTTTAAACCAGAAATGAGTGGTCTTAGTTTATATACAACACTAACTCAGATAAATTCAAAGACAATTAAACCAGGAGAAAATAACCTTAGACTAATATCTATTCGAGGAACTGAGAAAATTTCGAAAATGATTGGTAGATTTATTACGAAGAAAAATAAAAAGCTAATTAAGATTACAGCTTATTCAAAAAGTGGAAAAGTTCTTAAGGAGTTTGATTTTAATTGTTCTACCTTATATATAGAGAAAGGAAGACAGTCAAAAGATATAGATGAAATTACTGGAGAGATTGGATTTATACCTTTAGTAGGAGATGTATTTGTTCCAAGGTCTCATTATATTGGATTTAAAGTACTATATGATAAAGAGGGGATTTAATTTCCCTCTCTTTTTTCTTTCTCCCTTGAGATTCTTATATATGATGTATAATATTAACAAAATAAATTATGGTAACAAAACAAGTAACAGGAATAGTAGTGGATAAATCTATTGAGGATATTGATAGCATAATCCATGAATGTACTGAGAAATTATCAACCAATGATATAATTTCTAAAAGTCAAGTAATTTCAATGCTTCGAAAAATTAGATCTTTTGAAATTCCGGATGAAGTATTTGATAATCAATCTTCAGCTGAATATTATGCCAAAGAATTACTTAAGATTGATTTTCTAGAGAATGTTAAACAAATATTTAGAACAATTCTTAATAAACCTAATTTTTCTACTCTCGATCTTAGTAATATCCGAATGGAAATGGAATTCTCATGTTTTAAGATTAATTCACTTGGAAAAATTTTGAAAGAGCGAGAGATTAATATATGGGGTGGTTCTTATCCTGCTATAAAAATTGATTTTATTTCTGAAAATGGTAATTATATAGTTAAATAAATTTATTATATTATGATTATTGAAGTATTAGCACAGAAATATCGCTGTGGTTGTGAGAAAGGAATGGCTGATTTAGTTATCCCTGGAATCTTGGTAAAACTTAATGCAGTAATAGAATGGGATTTTTGCAGATTTCCAGAAGAGATTAAACACGAGAAAAAAGATCCGGCCGACGAAAACTCAGAAGAAATTGAAGTAAGAACTGAGCTTAGAGATTTCTTAGGTGAAGATCCTGAATTAAAACCTGGAAATTGTTTCTTATATAAAGGTCAAGTGATAGCAGTTGATTCGGCCGATAGATTAATTCTCGTGGTTTCTGAAACTGGTTATGGAGCTCTTGATCGAATATATGAGGAAAACTTCAAGACGGAATTCGAAATGATCTTTAATGATTATGAGATTGAAGATGTTAAATGGGAGGTAAATGATACAGGAGAAGTTCCAACCGAATATGATGAAACCTATAAAGTACCATACAACCTCTATAATATCTGGAAAGAGAGGTTTGTTTCAGGTAGAGGATTTCTTTCCCCAGGATTATGTTTGAAAGTAGTAATGACTTCAGACAGTTTCATTATGCCTCTTGAGTTTTATATGCTTGAATGGTCGATAAGATATAAATCATCTCAACTTGAACCGGATGAAGTAGAGTATGCAACAAAACAACTTTTATCCTGGTTTTATGATAATTATAAAAGAGTTAAACCATTAGAAAGGAGAAAAGATGAACAAGAAGAGATCAATTGATTTTATATTAATAATTTTCATCTTAGGATTATTATTGATTTTTGGAGGATGTAGTAAATCTCCTGAGAGAAGAAAAACTTGGACAACTACTTCAGATTCACTTCCAAAGAAACCAACACAAGGACAAATTTTTCGTGATCGAGATAATAATTCTTGGGCTTATAATGCAGCACTTGGAGCATGGGTATTGGGTTCTGGAGGATATAGATATTACCCTGAAACAAATTCTTATACAGATGGATCAGGAAAAACAGTGATTCCACCTAGATCTATAAGTTCAGGTATTTCAGAAGGAGTAAAAGCTAGAGTGTCTCCTAAAAAGAAAGTAGTTTTAACAAAAGAACCACAAATTAAAGAGACATCAAAAAAGAAGTATACTAGGAAGAAATCTAGAGCTCATAGGATACATAGAATGCGCAGAAGATAATAATAAAAAAGTCCTCAAGGATATTAAAATATTCTTGGGGATTTAATTTTACAAAGATGAAAGTATATTTAGTACGTAAATTTTATTCTTTCGGACAACCTAAGTTCATTATTTACTTCTATGCAAAATGTGGAGATCTAAAACATGTTAATCTAGATCTTATAAAAAATAATGAAGATATTGATAATTATTTCAAATCTTATTATGGAGAACTTAATGATACTATTCAGATTGCAATATCACTTATTTCCTCTCCTTATAAAAGACTTGGGAAATCTATTAGATTCTCAGGATCATATAATGTGAGGTCGGAACGAACAGGACAGCACTTTGAAGACTATAATAGTTCTTATGTTAAGGTTATAGATATTCCTTCTGAAATTCTTTTAGAGAAATTTAAAGCAAAGAATTTATATCCAGAACACATACAAATATTTGCTAAGAAGAATCAATTTAAATTATTAAAATATATGAGATATAAATGGATAGAGAAGAATGGATTAGAAATTATGGATCCAAAGGATTGAAAGGTGATATCTTAGTTAGAGTTTCTTATACTGACAATAATGAAGAATATTGGGTATCTAAATTTTTAGAAATCAAGAATCTTCCAGTTTATAATTTAGCTCTTGTCGATAAAGAATTAATTTCTGAGAAAAATTTCAAGGATGAGCTGGAACTAAGAAATATTGACGATTATCTGAAGGAAAAGTATAAGGATTGTCTAAAAACAGAATCTGTATATTTTCTAATTGATCCTGGAACAAAATTTCTGAAAAAGCGCACATCTGATAAAGGCTTGTGCTTATTCTATGAAGTTAAATTTGATTCTGAAATAAATTTGAGAGATCTTGACAATACTAGGATAATATCAGAAAATATTAGAATTTCTAAGAATAAACTCAAAGATTTTACAGTGGATTTAATGTTTGAGCTTGCGGGAGAGGCTGGTTTATTTTATGATAAGGATTATTCTCCAAGTTTATGCACTAAATTATGTTATTTTAATATTCTTAATATATTTAGATGCTTAGAAGAAACTCTGGATCTAGTATAAAATTTTTAAGTAAAAGGGAATAAATTTTCCCTTTTATTTTTCTCCTTAAGATAACCGACAAATCCTTATTAATGTAACAATAAAACATTGATAATTATGAAAACAAACATTTATGAAAGAAAATTAAATTATGGAGAACAAGAAGCCATATTTAATAAGATGGTTGAAAAGACCGAAAAATATGTGATAGATAATAATATAAGAGCATTAATTCTTGGTATCTCAGGAGGAGCAGATAGTACTCTTATGGCTGCTGTATGTAATGAAGTTAGAAATAGATCTGGAATTCCTTTTTACGGATATTCACTTCCAATAAAGAATAAACCAGATGAACTTACTTCGTCTGATCTAACAGGAAATGCTTTTTGTGTTAAAACTTTTTATAGAGAAGTTGCACAGTATGATTTCTATAAAAGTTATATAGAAAATCTCTATAACTACGATTATTGTGATAATGATCGAGATATTCTTTGTGATTTATCTGGAAAAAGTATATCCGAGATAGAGGGGATGATGCCAGAACAAACAAAAATAGCCAACGGAAATATTATGGCACGTCTTAGAATGATGTACCTATATAATCAAGCTGGTATTAAGAAAGGTATTGTAATTGATACTGATAACTTAACTGAACATTATCTTGGATTTTGGACTATTCACGGAGATGAAGGAGATTTTAATCCTATGGGTGGTCTCTGGAAAACAGAAGTATACTCTATTCTTAAGTGGTTACATGCGAAGTATTATTCAGAATCTTATTTAGATGCTGAAATCATAAATAAAAATTCGTACGATAAGATGGTAGCTCTAGAGAAAGCTATTAATATTACACCCACTGATGGTAATGGAATTTCTAGTTCTGATCTTGAACAAATTGGAGGAAAGGATTATACTGAAGTAGATAAAATTTTGATTCCTTTGATTTGTAAAGGTTCGGGAGCTATTTCAGAATTATCTAAAATTCATGGGATGGATACTGTAATGAAGATTTGGAATAGAGTTCAAGGATCAGAATTTAAAAGAAGAACTTCCAGAGTAATAAAAGTGTCCCGAGAAGAATTATTTGAAGGATTATGATAGAATTCAAAAGAGATCCAAGATTTTTCAGAGCAGTCATTAGAAGAGAAAAAGAAGATGAAGATCCAGCTTTTAGTTATTTTATGATGGAAGATACTTTTACTAATATAAAAGATAAATATGATATTAGTAGGATTGAGAAATTTCAAATAACTAGAAAAAATTATGTAGTCTTTGGATTAATAACTGATCTTGAAAATATTACAGAAGATGATCTAATTTCTGAAACAAAATGCACAATTAATAGTTCTTACATTCATTCGCTATACTTTAAAGAACATCAATATATTGAAAAAGATGATCTCAAGGAAATAACTATTAAGATTTCTGCCGAGTATATTGGAGATTTAATGTTTTCTGCTAATGATTATGTTAATGAATATCATTGGGAAATTTGTTTGAGAGATGAAAAGATATTTAGAGATAATGAAGATATAATAAGAACAATTTTAAAATCAGAATTAAATTATGGAAGAAAAAGAAAAAAGTCTATTACTGATAATAGACCCACAGTATGATTTTTGTAACCCCAAAGGAACTCTCTATGTTCCTGGAGCAGAGAAAGCAACGAAAGAATTGTGTAAATGGATATCTGGGAAACGAAAAATCTTGGAAAAAATCATAGTTACACAAGATACTCATATGTCTTATCATATTGGGCATTCTATGTATTGGGAACAAACTCCTGAAGCATTTACAACTATTACTTCAGGGATGGTAAAATCGGGAAAATATACTCCAGCTTTTTATAATAAAGAAAATACTATCGCCTACCTTGAAGAATTAGAGAAGACAGGAAAAGTTCATACTATTTGGCCTGAACATTGTATCGCTGGTTCTTGGGGATGGAGTTTGCCCAAAAATCTAGTTGAGGAATTAAATTTATGGTCCCTCAGTAATCATGGCGCCGAATATGAGCTAATTCAGAAGGGAAGAAATCCACACTTAGAGATGTTTTCTGCCTTTTCTTATGCAAACGGCGCTAAAAAATCTGAGGGATATGAATTCCTAGATAAAATTGCTAGAGAAGATTATACCAAAGTTTATATAGCTGGTTTTGCAAAGGATTATTGTGTAGCAGAGTCGGTGAAAGATATGATGAAGGAACAAAGATTATCAGGAAAATTAGTGTTCCTAAATAAATGTATGGCTTCGATTGATAAAAATTCTGAATCTTTGAAAGTATATGAAGATGCTGTTAAAGATTTCGGTGCGATAATCGAAGAATAAAGGAAGAATAAAAAAAGATAGGATTTAACTTGACTTTTAATTAGTCAAGACCTATCTTTTTATTTTTTTTTATTCGCCGATAATATCAAGTATTTTCACATAATTCTTTGATATATCTTCAAATAATATTTTTTCTTTTACTTCTATATCTGGATCATCCGGTAATATTTCTACAACTTCAGCACCTCTAGATTCATAATGTTGCTTAATGATATCATAAGATGAGTATTTTTCTTGTTTAGAGAAAAAGTTAACTATTGCTTTCTGTAAGGAATAATTATCTTTATTATTAACTGGAAGTCCGGAAGTCTCACAATCTAAGAGAATCATTTCTCTATTTTCGATATCAATCATCATTGCTGCTATCGAATCAGTCTTAGATGTAACGGGAACTGTTAATTCAACCTTTTGCGGATGCCAAGTTTTATCACCTTCCTGTAATTTTTCTCTAGTACAATACCCCAACCATACAGGAAGAGTATCCATTCCTCGACCTTTATAATTGCAAACATCCATCACCACATATTTATATCCATTCTTTTTGCACTTATCTAGATCAACGTCTACATACTCTGCACAATCTCCTGGACGGTTTAATACATCACCAGAATGAACAGCAACATTAGAATTAAGTGAAGTATTCCATCCTATATTGCTAATATCATCATTAGACTTATATAAGAATGCATGAAGATCTAAGTCTTCATCTCTATCTTTCTGAATCCAATGAACAAAAAACCTAACAATATTTCCAGAGATTTTATATCTTGTTCCTTTGGGGATAGATACATTTTGATTTCTCATACCCTTCGGAATAGGTATTCTCTTAATTTCTGGATCGATATATACAATCTCGTTTACTAAATCTTTCTCAGTAATTCTAGAATCTATGTTGAGAAATATTTTTCGAATTATATTATCTTTTATAGTTTCTAAGAATCCAGGGTTAATTGGTTTTAATCCATCTAGTATATATAAACCTTTTCCAGGAATATTTACCACTCTAGGAGTACTTTCTGATTGATCTCTTATATCGTAGTAGCTAAGAATTTCTAAGAGTGTTTTATTTTTCATCCCTGAAGTATTTATAAAGATATCCATTATATCAGATTCTTTACCTTCTTCAAGAGCTCTTCTTAAGAGAGAATCAAATTTTCTAATAAATTCCCCTGGATGAGTAGAAATAAATTTAGCTATTTCTAGAATATCTTTACCAGTATCATACATATTCTGTACTTGAGAATTAAATGTACGATATTCTTTTGATAAACCCTTACTCTTAAGTTTTACAAAGAAATCAGCACACTCAGGATAATTTACTACATATTCCTTCGGATGTACACGTTCTGATAGTAATATCCAATGTCCATAGAAAAGTTTTGCATCTCGTATACAGTTTTCTACTCCTTTAGCCTCAATTATTTTTTCTATTCTTCCACAAATTTCTCTACGTTTTGATCTAGGAAGAGTATCTAATTTTCTCCATTCAGGATTATCAGTTTTTTTATTAGACCAAGAGCTAACTTGTATTTTCTTTGGAACATGTGGAAGACTTGGATCAGCTCCCATTAAGTACAAACTATATCTCAGAACATCATTAATCTCGGCAATTTTATATTCCGGCCGATGTTTAGCTACTATACACATTGTTTCTTTAAACGGTATACGTTCTGGGATGCTAAGTTCTGGATAATTCTCTAAGAACCATGCCAACTCTTCCCTAGTTTCTCCTGTTAGTGAATTTCCGGCCGACATCATTTGCCGAGGAATATCCATAAATTCAGAAGGAGTCATAATCTTAAGCTGTCGATCTGGCTCTTCATCAATTATTTCCTTTTCTTCTTTAGTTGTCCAAGGATTATCTCTTAAGAATCCTTCAAGATCACCAGAATAAACTCTTTCTTGATTTAACCACAATTCTGAGTTATCCTTAGAAATTACTTGTTCTGGAAATCCTGGATATAAAGGTTTAAATTTTTCCCCAGAATGATATAATTCGTGGATGTATGGAAGTAGATTTGTATGAAGATTTTCCATATCACTAACTGTCATCCTACATATTGCTTCAGGAGAAAGAAAATATCTATATCTCTTTAATTCTTGAAGAAGTGAGATTAATATCCTCTTACTCTTTTCTTCTGTGTTTCTAGGATCTACTAACTCTTTGTTCTCTACCAATACGCATCCTCTATGGAATGCAATAATTTCCTTGTTTAATTTCATTTCTGCCATAATTTTTGGTTTATAAATTAAATTTTCATCCACTTTTTTGCTCTCTCGAATTGTTTTATGAGATCATCTATCCAAGTACTAGCCGTACAATCTTTCTCAACTAATATCCATGAGTTTGGAACGTCTGCTGAGTGATTCATAATAATAGAAAAACTAGTATCTTTTCTATCTTTTCCATCACCATCTAAGAAAAGTATTACCCCAAAAACACTTCCAAAGAAATATATTCTCGGAAGATGAGGTTGTCTCGATAGGTCCAATTTATCATAATGATTTCTCCATGATCTGTCTTTCAAATCGTTTTTAATTAATTCATTTATTTCATCCATATTTCTATTTGTTTATTTTTCTACACTTATAAGAGTTTCTCGCCTTCTACAGTTATGGTCCTGTGTTTCTTTTGTAGTTCGTCAAGTAATTTTCTCTTTAATGTTCCAGGAAGAGGGATTTGTGGAAATAATAATGTCTCTGCTCTATGTTCCCAAAGCCACTCATCTATTTCTTCATAGGATTGCTCGAAAACTTCAAAAACTGGCTGTTCATCGTAAAACCATTCATCTAAGAATTCAACTTTAAAATCAAATAACCTAAGATGAAGTCTAAGTTCATCCACCTCAGAACCCTCTCGTGTAGATATTATTTCTCCAAGAGGATTATGAAGTCGATATTGATTCTTTCGTTTCTCTAAGTCTCCAGTGTATCCAATTTTTACAACTTTTCTTATCCCTTTCCATGCGCCAGATCCAAATAAATATAACATAATAATTAAATTATAAAGTTTTATCACATTTATTAGAAAGTAAAGTGAGTTTTTGCGCTTTCTATAGAATAAAAACCTTATATATGCAAGAAAACATTAGAAAAATTTATATAATAGATTGAACTAGTGTTTTCTTTTTGTTTATTTACTAATCTAAAGAAGAATTATGAGTAATAAAAAAGAATTAAAATTTTTATTGACAGTTAGTGAAAAAGTAGTATCTGTCAATTCACTTTATCAGGCAGGTTTAAAATATGTAGCAGGAAAACCTAGACCCTATATTTATAAAAATCCTAAAGCAATAAAATTAGAGAATGAAATTATGGATCAACTTAGAGCGTTAGATCTGTCTGATTATATAGATTGGTTAAGAGATACAAAACAATTTACAATCACTATATCCTTCGTTATAAAAACAAATATAACTCGTAGGGATGTACAAAATATGGATAAACAAATAATAGATATTATTACTAAGTACATAAAAGAAGATCTAGGAGTTGATAAGTTTGATGATTCCTTATTTACTTCAGTACATTTTTATAAAAGTGTTATTCCTAAAGCATCTAAAGAATACTGTTGTGTTCAGATTGTAGAGTCTACTGATCAGATTCGTTTTGATCAAGAAGATAAACCAAAGCGCATTTTCTTAGGAGGTACATGTGGTGATTCAGGGTGGAGAGACGAGCTTATTCCAGAACTTGATAATCTTGGACTAGAGTATTTTAATCCTGTCGTACCTGATTGGACTCCTGAATGTATAGAAAAAGAAAACATCGAAAAATCCGAACTTTGTAATACACATCTCTATATCATAACCCCGGAGATGAGTGGTGTATATAGTATAGCAGAGATGGTTAATTCGGTATGGGAATGTTTATCGACCGGTACTGGTTTTGTATGGATTGGAATTCTTGAAAGTGAATCTTGGGAACCTCATCAACTCAAATCACTTCAAGCAACTCTCGATCTAATTAACAATATCGCCGATGGAAATAGTAGAATTAGAGCAAAGCTTATAAAAGAATCTAAAGAAATATTAACGTGATGAGAGTAAAAAGAAATAATATTGTAGCAGTAAGAGTTTTTACTGGCAGAGATTTAATTGAAAAACTATACTCTGAGGGTTGGGAAGTAGAACAACGAGAATATGGATTACTTTCTGGAGTAAAAAAGTTATCAAAAGGAGCAATTAATGCTATTAGTGATTTAGGAGATAATTTAATAGTAAAGCCGATTAGTAGGTCGAAAATGGGAAAGAAAATTATCGATAAAACGCAAGATTCTATTGAAGATTCGTTAGATAAAAGAATTAAATTGGATAGAGAGATTAAGGAATTAGATAAATCCATTAAAGATCTATCTTTATCTAATGAAGATTCAGCAAAATCTATCAAAAATAATTTAAAAAATGAAGCTGCTAAAAATAAAGCATATATACTTGAAGATAAAAGCAATACTTCAGGAAAATCTTTTGAAAATGGAACTATTGATATAAGAAATCCAGAAATAAAGAAAGCTGTTAGAAAAAAGCTTAAATTCGATGGTCGAAAAGATATGGAACATTTTAATAATAGTAATGATTTAATTTTATTTAAAGAATCTTCAGGTAATCCAGCTTTAGCTCATGAGATTGGACATGTAATAAATAGAAATTCTAAAGGAAAGGCCGCAAAAATAGATAGAGAGGCTGAAAATATAATAGAAGAATTTCATAAACCAGCAGATTCTCCAGGAGGAAGAGATAATTCTAAAGGTCTGTGGAAATCAGTAGAAAGATTTTTCAAAGGTAAGAAAGTAGTAAATAATGAAAAGAATGCCTCTGAAAATGCTATTAAGCTATTGAAGGAATCTGGAGCAAGTGAGAATGAACTGAAACTTGCAAAAGAGAGTTTAGATAAATCCCTGGAGAGTTACAAAGAAGAACATAAAATGTATTATAAGTCTCCATTTATTAATAAACTTCAATCATTTAGGAAAAATAAGGAGAAATAATCATGTTTGGTTGGAAAAGAAAGAAGGAAAAGGATCTAATGTATCAATCTTTGGAAGAGGAAATTAGATTCATCGGAAAAGATCTTGGAATTTATAACTATGGAGACTATAAGGTAGAAACATCTTATAAAGAAGCTACTGAGTTTGAAGATTTATTAAAGGAAGTTAGACATAAATTTTTCTATCTTGAAGAAAAATATAAAAACTATGAATTAAGTATATCACTTAGATCTTATTCATCCGCTAATCTTGTAGATTTAGATGAAATAGAGAATCGAATTTTGAAAGATCATGAAGCAAGAGATATTTTTCTAGACTATATTGGGAGATATAAAAATAATGAGTTAAAATTAATGGATATAAATTTTAACTTACTATATGATTTATCTATGAGATATGCTTATGATGTATTAAGGGCGTTAAACAGAATTGCAGAATCTGATTCAGATAAACTAATATTGTCAGATTGGGAAGAAAATTTATCTCGTGTTGTAAAAAAACCTTATTATTATTATTCAAGTAATTATAGTGCAGAGGATCTTATGCCATATCTAGGACCTTACTTCATTGATCAAGAAGCAAGAGATTCGTTATATGAGTTTATTAGATGTAGAAGATAATAATAATGAGTAATTCTAGAAATTATACAATATCTTTAGAGAAAAAATTAGGGATATTTAATCATAAGTTATTTTATTTAAAAGATTATGTAAAAAGACTTGAAAGATTAGTAGAGAATTTAGATAATGTAACTTTTCATACTATTCCGGAAACCGGTAGGGAAGTGGATGAAGTTGTTGAAAAAATTAAAAATGAAAATCTGAATAGAGATATTATATATTCTCATATAATTAATAATGATTTTAACTTCGATCAAGAAACTCTGAATAAGTGTGGTTATAATTTTATTAGAAGTATAGAATATTTAATCGAATTAATTAATGAAAAAGATAATTTATTTCTATGTTGTAATAGAGATAATAAATTTTATACTAATCATTATCTTATAGATAATCTTTCAGATATTATATATAATGAGGAATATCAAAAAGCTTTAAAACTAGAAAATATAGAGCCAAATCTAAATCAATGGACTAAATTTTTATACAGAAATTAGTATGTTTTACGTGTCCCAGAAGCTGTAAGACTCGTACTCAGTCTAGGACATGGAACAGCAGGAGATTTTAAACCAGAAGAATAAATAAAATAGATTATGACAAAAATATTATTAATACCAGCGCATCATAAAACTACTCCAGGAAAAAGAAGTCCTGATGGGATTTTACGAGAGTATTCTTATTCTCGAGAAATTATTAGTGAGATGATAGAAAGATTGGGAGGCTTAGGATATGAAGCTATTAATCCTATACCTGAAACAGAAAAAGAATTATCTCTTAGTGAACAATGTAGAATAATTAATAAAATCTACGATGAATGTTCTGGGGATTGCTTCTGTATTTCGCCTCACTTAAATGCAGCAGGAAATGGTTCTGAATGGATGAATGCTAAAGGATGGAGTGCGTTTATTTATAGAGGAGCTGGACAGAAAACAAAAGAACTTGCTGGATGTTTAACGAAAGCGGCTGAAAAAGAAGGGATTAGAGTGCGTTATGAGTATCCTGGAGTTCCTTATTGGACTAGTGGATTTTATATTTGTAAGAACACTAAACCAAGTACAGTTTTGACAGAAAATCTCTTCCAAGATAACCACGAAGATGTAGATTTCTTATTATCGCCTGAAGGAAAAGAAGCAATAGTTAATCTTCATGTCCAAGGAATTTTAGATTATATAAGTAAAATAAAAGAATAATGAAATTATATAGTAAAACAGATTACCTCGAGTATAAAACAAATCCACAGCCAGGAGATTGTCTAGGAAAAATTTTATCTGAATGTTTTGAAAATTTCCAGGATAGTAATGGTATTGTTAGAACTTCGATCCTTGATAATATTCTTTCCTATAAGCTTTCATTATCGGCCGGAGATTCTGACTATCAAGCATGTTCTGTAGTGTTATCTGAGAATTTCGAAAACATAACTTACACATGGATAGCTGAACAATTCGGATATACTCTCATCTCAAATCCTAGAAAAATCACAACGCCTGGAACACTTCTTGGATTTGAACTAGATATTGCTCATGGAAATTTACTGCCTGAAGAGAGTTACACAGGAGAATATTTAAGTTGTGCCTATGAAGTTTTAAGACGTAGGTTAATTATGAACTCTATAGGTTGGGGTTGTACAGTGAGCAAAGAATTAGAGGATGCTAAGGAATGTATGGAAAAGCGAATGAAAGTTTTTGAGAGATATTTTAGTGGGAATATTAAGTTTCCAGTATTTTCTCAACCTTTTATGAACTCTTCTTGGGATCCTGACTTCTATGGATTTTGTTATGGAGATGGAACTTACGGCGAATGGAACTACTCTTGGGCCGGCTTTATCGGGAGAGAATATCATGATTGGACAAGAGAAGATCAGATTTATTTCTCATGTCTCTACGAAGCCACTGATCAATATTTGGAACATCATTTAAATATGCTCCCGACAATGACCCGGCCCGAACTTTTATACTTCGCCGATCTTAGTCTTTATTGTGGATGTTCTGGAATATGGGCATTTATGAATAGAGATATTTCTGGAGATGAAAAGAACTCCGAATTAAATAAACTTTACACCAGATTAACAGCTCTAGGAAAAATTGAAGGAGCTGGAATGGAAGTATATAAAGAAATGGCAGAATCTTTAGGAAAACATGCTGCCAATTATTATGACCTAGATGAGATACAGGAAATAATAGGTTATAGAATTTATTTGTAATAATTTAAAAACGTTTTTGATTATGATTAATGATGCATTATTAAGTGGATCTGCCGCAGATGGTGGACCCCAAGCTGGTCTTCCTGTTACGGAAGTAGTTAAAAGTCTTGATATTAAGAAGGATGCTACTATTCCTCAACCTCTTCCGACTGATGAAGAGATTAATATCAAGGAATCAGAAAGTATTAAATTTGTAGTTGGTGAGTCTCTTGAAATGAAAATCGGGGAAGTTAAGTTTTTAGAACTTCGTCAGGAGCCATTTATTTCAAATCTCCCTTATGTAACTTATGAATCTAGTAATCTTAGGGTAGCTAGATTTATTGAAGATGGAGTTATTCTTGCTTGTTGTCCTGGAACAGTTAAAGTAACTGCAACAACTAGTGAAGATGTTAATAATCCACTAGTAGCTACTCTTACAATTACAGTAGTTGATCCTAATGCTCCTAAAGCAAGAAAGGGAAAAAAGTAAAGTAGAACGTTATAACCAAGCAGGAGGACTTATAAATCTTCTTGTTTGGTTTTTGATTTTTGTAGAATAGATGGCAAAAAAGAAAGAAAATAATATAAATCACTTAGAGACATTTTACTTCTCAGATATTCCAACTCAACCTTATCCGGTGTATTCAATATCAGAATCTGGAAACTTATACTCTCTGAAAAATATAGTATATCCAGGAAAATCAGCTAAAAAATTTACTCGTGCAAAACAATTAAAATGGAGATCTCAACAAGCTAGATTAGTAGATTTCTTAATAAACATAGATTATTTTTATCCATTAACTGTTTATAGGGAATTTCTAGTACCTATTCAAAATTCTCTTAGACTTCCTGGCATTTCTGGAGGTTTTTTCTTATTGGATTTTTATTTTTATGAATTATCCTTAGCATTAGAGTTGGATTCTGACTATCATAATCTAGACGCCGATAACCTTAGGGACGAATACTTGGAACAGCTTGGAATAGAAGTCTTCAGAATATATAACTTAGAGAAAATTACAACACAGAAGGGTAAGTTTAAAGAATTTATAGCTCTTCTCAAATCTAAAGTTCCTGTTCAAAATCCACGTCCCTTTGATTTCCTCGGCGACTTAAGAAAAAGAGAACAGGGAGGAGATAGTTCAGGGTTATGGAAAATCGATTAAACGCTTCCTAGTACCCTCGAGAATCTTATTATTGATAGTATATAATAAAATAGAAACTTTATTAAATTAACAGATCATGAAAATTCAAAGAGGAGTAAACCCAGAAAGTAGAATGATACAAATTACAGTTACTACACCATTATTAGCTGAATATTATAACAATTTTAGTGGTATGATTCGGAATAATAGTAGTAGTATTTCTGAGGGGGTTAATGTTGAAAGAGTAAACACCGATTCAGCTATGGTATCTTTTCCACTTCCATCAGATTCTCAAATGATAAATCATGGGGATAAAGCATTAGTTTCTATGCCTCCAGAGGTTGTAGATAAATTAAATGATGTAATAAATAAGTTCGTTAATTGTGGACTTCGGAAAACACTAAAAACAGTAGAATTCCTTCCACTTAACAACTATGAATTATCAGGACTTCAGGAAGATATTAAATCTGCAATAGAAAATAAACGAAACTTTTGCATTCTCAGAGATTATGAAGAGTATCAAAAAATGTCGGAGGAGAGAAAGTATCAATTTACCCAAAAACTAATCAAATACGGTACATCAGAGTATGCAGACGTAGCTCTTCTAATTAATTCTGGAAAAATGGATGAACTTAGAGGATGGTTAGATCCGCAGTTGAGTTATTGTGAATGGATTTAAATGATTATTAACTTTATAGTGTTTCCTCCAGGTTTTATATCAGAGGAACACTTTTTTATTTAATGATTTATTATAATATATGTATGAAGGAGTAATATATAAATATACAAATAAAATAAATGGTAAGATTTATATAGGTCAAACCATTAATGAGAAAAGAAGATTAAATCAACATAAAAAGAGCTCCGAAAATTCTCTATTTCATCGAGCAATTAAAAAATATGGTTGGGAAAATTTTGAATATAAAGTTTTATTTAAAATTCATTGTAATAATGAACAAGATTTAACCAATACATTAAATATAAAAGAGTCTATTGCAATAAGATTTTTTAATTCTATTGATAGTAATGTTGGATATAATTTAAAAATTAGTGGTTCTAAAGGGAAACTAAATAAATCAGTTAGAGATAAAATTTCAAAGTCTCATAAAGGATTACCTGGAAGAAAACATACAGATGAAGAGAAAAAATCTTTATCTATAAAAAGAAGAGGGGTTTTAAATCCTATGTATGGAATTCACAGACCTCACACTGAAGAAGAAAAGATAAAAATGTCAATTGCACTAAAAGGAAAATATGTTGGTCCTAAAAATTTAAATTTCGGAAAGAAACGTAAGCCTCTAAGTAATGAAGTAAAGAATAAATTATCAATAGCAAATTCTATTCCAGTAGTTCAATTATCCATAGAGGGTGATTTTATAAAAGAATGGGTAGGCGCTAAAAAAGCAGAGAATGATTTAAAATTAAAAGGAATTACCAAAGCATGTAAAGGAAAAGCAATAACTGTTGGAGGATATAGATGGATATATAATGATGATTTTCAAAATTTAATAAAAGAAGGGAAAGATATAAAAAATGAATTAATGCCTCCAACAATTAGTCAATTAGATGAAAATGGAGATCTTGTTAAACATTGGTTAAGTATTTCCCAAGCTGCAAAAGAATTAAATATATCCGGAGGTATTATTAGACAAAGTATTAAATTAGGAGGTTTAAAAATAAAAAAGTTAAATAATAATAGATTTATTAAATATGGAACAGATTAGTAATAATGTGATGGTACTGAATGTAGGAGATCAAATTCCTCCAGGTACCGAAGATGCATTGAAAATTTATTTAGGTGGTAGTATGGATCTTGGACCTACTGGAGAATACAATTGGTTTCAGAAATTTATAGATGGAATGAAAGTAGCTGTAGATCCAACAAAAGGGTATATGAATTTATTCAGTAAGTATAATTATATAATATTTAATCCATACTATGTTCCTAAGAATCCAGCTCAGAATATATTTAATCAGGAATTTACTCAAAAATGGACTTGGGAAAATCAATGTCTTGAGATGGCTGACTGTATATTTCTAAACTTTCTTGGAAAATCTACTAGTCCTCTTCCACTTTACACATTTGGTTATATTGTAAGAAGTGGAAAATTAGTAGTAAGATGTCCAGAAATTTATACTAATTATGGAATTGTAAAGATGGCATGTGATACTTATAATGTACCTCTAGTTGGTAGTAAAATGGGAACTGTAAATCAAATTCTTAGTCTTATGTTTAGTTTTATCCCTAAATTTCAAGAAGTAGGAAAAAATACATTACCAGAATAAAAAAAAATGAAAACACTTATTATTTTAAAGGGATTAGCAAAAAGTGAAAAGCTTGAATGGGTTAAATCTCAAGGTCTAGAGAATTTCTTTCTAGATTATTCTATTTTCAAGAGATTATATAGTATGCCTGAGTTAGATCGAGATAAAACAACTGATATCTTGGGAAGAACGAATATTAATCTCATCTTTAAGTCATGGTTTGAAGCAATTAATAATAAGCTCGAATCTGGATGTCTAGTTGTTATCGATTATGATCAGGAGAAAACAAAGATTTTGGAAGATATGGGTATGATTTATGGTTATACTTGTTTCTATAAAATCTTTAATATCCCTCACGACTATACATCAAATCCAGAAAAATATAGTCCAGTAGGGTTTAAAAAGAAGACGAAAGAAGAATTAGAGGCAGAAGTTATTACATTTTTAAATCTTCAGCTTGGATATACAAAGAAAATTGGAGGATACTCTGATGTTATGGATTACTGGAAGAAGAAAGAAGTAATTCTAGATATTCCAAGAAAAGAGACGATGTATTTTTTCTCTGATCTTCATTCCAATTATTCTCTCTATCAAAAAATTAATCTCCCTTCTGGAACAATAAGAGTACATTTGGGAGATTATATTGATGGTCCAGAAGAAGGTGGATCTAGAAAACTTATAGAAATGATTTTTAAGAATGCATCATACTATAATATATTCTTAGAGGGAAATCATGAACGTAGACTTAGAAAATTTTTATTCTGGAGATGGGCTGCAAGTAGTAACTCAGGAGGAAGTAGGGCTATTATTGCTGAAATGCTTTATAATTCACTTCCAACAGACTTTTTAACAACAGCTGACGAATTTAGATCTTTAACTCCAGGAGAAGCATTGACATGGTTAAAGAGATTAAATGATATCTTGAAAACCCATATAATTATTAAAAAAGATGATACTGTTTTTTATTGTACACACGCTGGAATTAAATATCTTGAACAACTTAGTCCTAAATTTATAGGAAATGTTATCTATGGAAATCGAGATATGGATATTTATGATAAATGTTTCTCAAAAACTATATGGAAACCTACAGGAAGATGGTCGGTTCATGCTCATTGTAAGTATCCAGATGGCGTTGATTTCCTTAAATATGATGGAGTAGTTAATCTAGATCCATCATGTGAAAAAGAAATAGTTTATATGGAAAATAACATTAAAAATTTTTTACCATGCATCGTACAGTAACATTAACAGTAAAAAGTAAAGACTTAGGAAAAGTATTAAGTTCTTTAGAGATGAGTAAAGACTTCGAAGAGAATACTACATTAACTCTTAGTATTGATATTGAAGATACAAAGAAAAATTATCAAGTTCTTTGTGGGTCTCCTGAAGTTTTGGAATGGGATTTTATTGAGGAAGATAAATCAGAGGATGATGAAATCGTACAGGAAACAAAAGATAATTACAAAAAGTCAGTAAATCCTGTAACTGATATAGAAGAAGCGATAAAAACTGTTAAGGAGAGTCTTAATAAGGAAAAGTCTTTATGGCCTGATAATATATATTCAGTTGCCGTAAATACAGGAAAAACTCTTGGGTATCTTGAAGAATATATTAAAACTTATGACGACATAATTGAATTTATCTTAATATCTTGGAGATTATCAAAAAAATTTCCCAAGTATTCAGTAGATTTTGTTCAAGAATATATCCTCCCAGCAATTATCCAAAATCAAACAGATATTTCAGAAGTATCAAGCTTAGATCGAAAAATTCCTCTCCTAATTACATCTTATTATTCTGGAGTTAAAACAACAAAAGAAGTACTTAAAGATGTGATTAGAAAAGTTCAAGAATCATGGGAGATTATGAAAGAAACTGAAGATGTAGTTTCTTTAGTTACATTATTGTTTGGTGGTAAAAAAAAATAGTAATGTCATGACGGAAGAAATACTTAAAGATATAAAAACTAGTTTAGGTTTAGATGATGTTGATGAAGCTATTCCTTATATCAATCAATGTATTCAAGCTAGAGATAGGATTTTATCAGACGAATATTCTGATTTTAAACCAGGAAGCTTAGTTCTTGATACTAGAGATAATGAAATTGGTTTTGTAATTGGACCAATCAATATGTATGGAGATATTAATACGGATAGTTTTGTTAAATTATCACACAACGCTAAAGTAAGTAAAGAAAATACTACAATGTTAGTAGTAACTCGAGTAATTGGAGGTTTAGAGAATGAAAGGCGTTCTAATTTTAGAGTTAGATACGTTAAACGAAATTACCTAATACCATTAAAGATAGAGGAGAATAATCTCAACTATTCAACTAATAGTGTATCAGATCTTGATACTTTTTGTGGAAGTCAGTGTATTATGGAATGTACATCTGAGTGTAAATTATATAAATATAGAAGAAAAAAGTAATTAAAAAACAATGAATACTAGGAGGGAAACCTCTTAGTATTTTTTATCAAAGAATTATGAGTAAAAAATGGTTACATGGAGCTATACCTGCTCTACTAATTCATGGCTGTATAGGAACTGTTTATTGTTGGTCCTTGTTGTATGATTATATAAAAGAATCTATTACTGGTAATTGTACTTGGGCATTTTCCTTAGCCATATTTTTCTTAGGGATTTCTGCAGCTTTTTTCGGTCCCTTAGTAGAAAAGAATGTAAAGAAAGCTGCAACTATAAGTTCTATCCTCTTTGGTTCGGGAATGATCTTATCTGGAGTAGCATGTTATATAAACTCTATTCCACTTCTTTACCTTAGTTACGGAGCAATTATGGGTACTGGAGTTGGAATTGGATATATTACCCCAGTAAAAACCCTGATGATGTGGTTCAAGAATAATAAAGGTCTTGCTACTGGACTTGCTATTATGGGATTTGGATTAGCGAAAGTAATAGCAACACCTCTTCTTAATTGGAGTATAGAAAGATGTGGAATATACTGTACTTTCTTCTCTTTTGGGGTTTGGTATACTTTGATTATGTTACTTGCTGCAATACTTCTTAAAAAACCAATAGAAGAAGGAAAAATAGAGAATACATCAAGACCCAAATTTAAATCACTTAAGGAATGGTTTGATAGGAAAAAACAACTCCTAAATCTACCAGCAATTACTACTATATGGTTGATTTTTTATTTAAATATCTCTTCTGGATTAGCAATTATAAGTTATGAGAAATATTACTATGAAACAGCTGGAATTGGAATAGTTCTAGGATTAGTATTTTCAGCTATTTTTAATTCTCTAGGTCGTTTTGGAGTTGCTTGGTGGTCTGATTATTTTAAAAATCGTGGAAAACTTTTTGGAATAATCTTAACATTCTCTGTTCTTTCGGGAATTACAGCTTTTATGGCTCCAGGTTTTATTCCAGTAGCTGTACTTTTATGTAATGCTGGGTATGGGGCAATGTTTTCAATAATGCCTTCTGTTCTAGCTGATAGGTATGGAATGAAAGACGTATCTGAGATTCATGGATTAATACTTAGTGCTTGGGCTTTTGCTGGTCTTTCTGGAAATCAGTTTGCTAATCTTTTAGTAGGTATTCCAGAGAGTTCATATAAAACATTAATTCTTGGAAGTGTTGGGTTATATTGTATTGCTCTATCTTTAAGTGCTAAATTGTGGAATAAAGACTAAAAACCTTATATATGATATAATAAATAAGAAGTTATGAAAAGTAATAGAGCGTTTGAAATTTTATCTACATTAAGCTATGAACCGTGTTATTGTGAAGTAGATGAATCTATAATTGATTATAGTAATGCAGTTAGAGCAGTAGAAGAGGCTGAAAATGAAGTAATAGATCTGCTTAAGGAAAGTATATTAGCGAAATTTCAAAATGGGTCTACAAAAGATACTATAAAGATTATACTTGAAGAAACTATAAAAGAGTTTAAGGATGAAAAGTAAAGAAGGAGATAAATATTTAGGAAAACACCTGAATAGTATAAATGACTTATTAGAAGAAGGTCATGATCCGAAAGTTAGAGATCTGGTAGTTTATGAAGATGCAAAAATACTATCTGATATTTCTTATTTTGAGGGTTATGATGCTGGGGTGTCGGATGAAAGAAATAAGGAAGATTATGAAGTATGGATGGTCGAGTTATTCAAGAAAATCGCTGTAGATGGATTACCGAAAGAATATAAAGGCGGCCATTCTAAGATATGTGTTTGTTTTGTTCCGGCCGTTAATGGAGAACTTGACAGATATGTTATTGGATACTATAATTATAAAAAGAAAGGTTGGATGACTTGTTTATGTGAAGGATGTCAAGAATGTTTCCGGCCGACTCATTATCTAGAACTTCCGGCCGCTCATAAAATCAGAAAAGAATATGATGTAACTGGGCAAACTAGATCAACAAATTCATTTCCTGAAGTTCCTGATGGTGTATATCAAGGAAAATTCGGTGGACATGTTGGAATGATAGAGTATTTAGGAAAGGTCTATAACTTCACATTCTTAAAAGGTATCGTTCAAGAAAATATTCCAAAAACAATAACAGTAATAGATGGATATGGATGGACTCTACTAAAAGATGGACCGATTATACCAACCGTTTGAAACTATAACAAATTAAAAATAAAAAATTATGAAGAAAGAAAAATCAGAAGAAAAAGAAACATTAGAAGTTAACAAATTAATAACTAAGAAAGAAAAAATCAAGGATAATATTGTAGATATTATCGATATTGATGACGAAGAGACAGAGGAGTTTAAATTCTCTGGTGGAAAATTGGTAATAGATGACTCACTGAATGTAATTGGAAAGTGGGAATCTAAGAATTATACATCATTAGGAGATGGTGTTTATATGGGGTTTGTAAATAGCGGAGAACATGAAATAACGCTAATGGAAAGTAAGAAAAAGCACTCCAACATATTTGATTTTGGATTAGAGAATGGATATATCGCTATAAATAGAACTACACTCAAAGTAATCGTAAAGAATAAAAAAGGTTATATCGACTGTAGACATCTAACTCTAATCTGTGATTACCTGAAAAAATCTATCAATTCCAAAGAAAAAGAAATTAAATCTTTGGAAAATAGTATATCAAGAATTGAGTCACATCAAGCAACATTTTCTAGTGAAGAATCTAGGGGAACAGTATTAAAATCTCAGAAAGAGATATTATGTGAGCTCAATGAAAAATTACCCTCACAAAAGAAATTATATGAGGAACTTTCAATGAAGAGAGCCAAATTACTGCAAGAAGTTCAAGAAGAATATGAAAATTGCTTGAAATCTTCTAGTGAAATGGAAAAAGTCATGGAAGAACGGAAAAAATCTTATGATGCAGAGTTAGTTAAGTGTTATGGAAAAGAACATCCTACATCAGAAGATAAGAAAAATAAACACAAATCAGAAGAACTCGCCCTTCTCGAAAAATTATTGAAAGAAGGAAGAAAAACGATAGCTCTTATTAATTATAGAATTCCTAACTATGAAGATATGTTAGAAATTCTTAGCGGTAAGTCTATTAAAAGAAAATCAAAAAGAAAGGACGACGATGATTAAACTACTAAGATTACACAAGTTAATTTGGGGAATTCTAGTTATTATAGGAATTCTTCTTGAGATGGTAATTGTAGTACCAATCGTGTTTTTAGTGTTTATTTATAATTTTAGATTTAATCCAAGAAAAGTATGGGAAGCAATACATAGCGCAGACCTAGATTTTCAGAATAATTGGGGAGGTTATGCCTATCGTGATCATACTCCTTGGGATACGTTCAAAAGAAGATATAAATATACATTTAATCATATAGAGAACGAATCTAAAAGACAATAAAAAAGATAAAGTAGTAAGACATCAAAGCTTACTACTTTTATTTTCTATGTAAAAAAAAGGGAATCTCAGAAACCCCGAAATTCTTATTAATGTATGAAAAAGAATTTTAAAGAAAAAGATGATTTTATATTTTTAAATAAAGAACGAGTTCGGCTTACAATGTTAGTTACTACTAATTATTATATGGAATGCAAGATTAATACTGCATTGATCTCCGAACTTTAAATTTAAATACGTGGCGGCTCATGTTATTAGTTACTACTAAATTATAGATTTGTAAACTATGCGATTTACTGTAACGATCACCGCCACGTAATTTAAAAAATATAAATAATTCTAAACTACAAGAGAAATCCTGTAGTTTTATTTTTTCTTCTCTGATACAAATAAAAAAAAAGAACCTAGATTTTACTCTAAGTTCTTATTATTTTTCTATTCATTTACAGGAGGAAAGTCATCATTAATAACTTCTTCATTATCAATTAAACCCGCCTCTTTGTAGCAATTTCTTTTATTCTCCTTCATCCAGGCTACTAAACATCCTATTAAACCGAGAATAATTGCGATAAATCCTAATATCTTTTTCATAGTTTTCTTATTTATTTTTCATATATAAGATTTTTAAGCGGATTCTGTGTTATTTTTATTGTCTTCTGGTTTGTAATCTCCTGCAGTACCATGTTCTAGACTAAGAACTAACTTAACTGCTTCTGGTCCTTTTAAAATATATTCTCCCGTTTTAAGAGGTTTTCCTGATTTTATATGACTCTGAATAGACGTTTTACTAAATTTAAATCTTTCACTCATTTTATTTAAATCATTAAAGTAAGCACCTAATAGAGTTTTCTTATCTTCAGAAAATACATAAGTAACAGTCTCCATCTTCCTATTAGGTTACTATTATTCACCTTATCCTGTGATACAGAGGATTCTATAGCTCTGTTTTCTGTGTCTAATAGGTCGTCTAACATTTTTTAATAGTTTAATTATTATTTACATTTTAGATTTTACAAGAAGGGAATTTCGAAGATAATAAAGTTTCCGGATCTCTACTATTCCTACTTTTCCCTAATAAACCTAAAATGTTAGAAAACAAAAGAACACTAGATCGATTTATAATTTTATTTATAAATTTTTCTAATGTTCTTTCATAGATTAGTAGGTTTTTGGATTTTCAGGAAAGCAAAATAAAGACTTAGGATTTCACACCTAAGTCTTATTATTTTATTTATTATCTCAAGATATTACCTTTTTCTTCTTTCTTGATATCAAACTCTATTGTTGTATTAAATTTTACAATTGATTTATTACTTTCATCAATATCTACTACAATATTTTTTCCAATAGAATCAGAATATACAAGTTCATTAGAGATTGGATTTTCTATATTCTTCACAATCTCTCTTTGAAGATCTCTAGCTCCATAAGCAAGATCACATTGAGACACTACATATTCTTTCATCTTATTAGAAACCTCTAAAGTATATTCATTCTCTGAAAGTCTATCTTTAAGTTTTTCTAATTCAAGATTAAATATTTTATAAAGATTATTTTTATCAAGTGATCTGAAAAATATAATATCACTTAATCGATTTATAAGTTCTGGTCTGAATTTCTTCTTAATAGCTTTCATAACAATGCTTTCATCTTCTTTATCACTTTCTATTCCAGATACTTTAGAAAATCCAAGATTTGTCTTGTTGCTAATCTCTCGTGTTCCAATATTCGATGTAAAAATCACGATCGAGTTCTTAAATGATACTAAGCTTCCGTCCGATAAAGTAATCTGACCTTCATCTAAAATAGGGAGAAATACAGTATTAATTACATTTTCATGCATCTTTTCAATTTCATCAAAAAGAATCACACTAAATGGTCTTTTCCTAACATCATGAAATACTGTTTTATCTCCATATCCTACGTATCCACTTTGTGCTCCTATTAAAGAATTTGCACTAGTTTCTTGAGTAAATAAGCTGCAATCAACTCTAATTAAATTTTTAGGATTTGAAAACAGTGATTCATTTAATATTTTTGTTAAGTAACTTTTTCCAGTTCCAGTTGATCCTGTAAATAAGAAAGATGTCGGTTTATTCTTATCTTTAAGTCCTAGAAATTGACGGTTAAGTGCAATAGATAGTTTTTCAATAGCTTCGTCCTGTCCTATTACTTTTGCCTCCATTGACTTTTTCATTTCTCTAAGTTTTTCTCGAGAAGTACTACGAATTTTGTCAATAGGTATTTTAGACATCTTAGAAATTACTGAAGCTATATCATCTACTGTTACATTAGACCAGCCAGAAGGATCATTAAGTTCTTGATCAATCTTAGATTTTTCCTTTTTAAGCTCTTCTTTCAATAATAATTCGGTATCTCTTCTCTTTTGAGCTTCATCAAAATCTTGCTTTTCTACTAACTCAATTTTTTCTTTAACAATATTATCAATTGCTTTTTCAAGATTATCAATAGAACTAGTATCTATATCTTTCTTAAGCTTAGTAAGAGATCCCGCTATATCAATAATATCAATATCTTTGTCTGGATGATTTCTATCATTAATATATAAATTACTCCAATTAACACAAGCTTCTATGGCTTCCGGAGTATATTTAACTCTATGATACTCTTCATATTTAGGAGCCGTTTTTTCCAAGATAATTTTCGTCTCTTCTAGAGTAGGTTCCTCTACTTGAACCTCTTGAAATCTTCTTTTAAGAGCTCCATCTTTTTCTATGAATTTTCGATATTCATCATCGGTCGTTGCTGCTATAACTGTTATTTTTCCTGCAGTTCCGCTTAAATAAGGTTTAAGTAAACTACTTGCATCGCCTGATCCGGGCGTATTGGATCCAGCCCCAAAAATTTGATGCATTTCATCTATAAATACGATTATTTCTGGATGTTCTACAAGCTCTCTTAGAGACTCAAGAAGCTTCTTTTCAAAATCTCCTCTAAAGGTAGATCCACTGACCATTCCCATGATATCTAAGGTACGAACTTCTTTTCCTTTTAATTCGCGTGGTACATTTCCAGATTCTATTGCTTGTGTTAATCCCACAACTACACTCGTTTTACCAATTCCAGGGGATCCAAGTAATACACAGTTACTTTTTTTTCTACAAGATAATATTTCAATAACTTGTGAGATTTCTTTTTCTCTTCCAATAACTGGATCAAATTGTCCAGATCTACATTGTTTAGATAGATTGGTTGAGTATTGATCTAAGAATGGTGTAGTTGAATTAGGATCACCTGAAACTAGAGGCTCATTACTTCCTTGTCCAGCCATTTCAAATTCTCGATCTTCCTCTTCGCGACGTTTTTCTGAGTCTTCGTCGCCTTGGTTATAATCGAGAGTTTTTTCTTTAAGTTCGCCGCCGTTATTTTCCTCACAATTATCTTCTTGGTCTTTTATTCCAAGTTTCGTATCGAAGTCATTTATCTTCCAAAATAAACTCGTGAGGTCTCTTGCATCGGCGTCTAATTCATTTACAAGATACTTAGCAATCTTACTGAACTCTGCTTCTGGGAGTGAACACATAAGGAAAGCTAGTGTATCAATATCATCAGTCATCTCAGATTTTAAATTTATATCTGTCAGTTTATCCAAGATATAATTAACGGCCGGAGACAAGACAATCGAATCAGCGCCAGTATACAATTCAGAAGGCGCTGTGAATTTATTGTCTTCTCTAATTTCGGCCATTACATCCATTACAAACTCTCTAAGATCTTCTTCTGTACTAGGTTTTCCGATAAACAGATCTTTTAGGTAATCTCTTAGTTCTGGAATATCACCTTCATTATCTAGATAAGTTATAACTATCTGAGAAACTATATGATCTAGTGATATTTCTTTTCCCATAAACGAAACTACTTCTTCATGAGCTCTCTCGAAAAACTTTTTTAACTCTTGGGATAATTCAAATTTTGATGAATCTTTCATTTTTCTATTTGTTTAATTTTTATTATGTTTATCATCACATTATTAAGGAAATCATCGGTAAATTTTATATCTATTTTTTGCTTCAGAGATATAATCATTAATATCTTCTTGAGTAATAGTTATATCTTTTATGTTTTTAAATTTGTTAGCCCAATCACTACACCAACTTCTCCAACTAGTATCACCTTCAAGTTCTTTTATGTACTCAAGAATTTCTCCTTCTCCTTTAATATTTCTTTTTGGGACCCACCCCAAACAATTCTCGAAGGATTCATTTCGATCATATATTGATTTTACTTTTATCGAAATTTTCTTTTTCTTCTTCAACCACTTAAAGAAATCTTTTATAGGATTTGGATACATTAACTTCGGAAACTTATAAATCTCATAATCTTCAGTTACAACTATATAAATCCTTGATTCTTTTCCTAAGGTCGGTGTTTTAAGAAATGGAAGATCGACTCGTTTGGCATCTATATAAACCTTAGTATTCCACCATCTAAAAGTATCTGGTTTATTTGTATCTTTTACTTGATATAACATAAAATCTCCAGAAATATCAATAACATTTACAGCTAAACCTGTTTTTCCAGTAGAATCATCTATGACTACTTGAGAATTTCCTTCTTCAAAGAGATCCATAACTTGAGATGCACCATGTTCTACTATATAAAGTGTTTTCCCTGTTAGATTATCAATAGTTTCTAAGTCTTTCTTATCTCCTTCTGAAAGTTCTACAAACATATACCCATCTTTACGCGTTACAGATCTAGTTCCAGTAATTCGGTCTAATTTTGTTTTCTTTACTAATTCTTCTGGTTTCATATTAAATTATTCTCGGTTCATTAATAATTCCTTTATCAATTAGATAGTTTCGATAGAGAAGATTTATAACAAATTCAGGTGATTTACAACAAAATTCTCTATCTACTATCTTTAGATTTTTCAATAGTTCAAATAAAGAAACTTCAGGTAAATATTCTTTCCTACAACAAATGCTATTATTTCTGTTTACAATATCTAATCTTGAATCTGTATAAATTAATTTTTTCTCTCGATTTAGTATATTTATTATTTTTCTATTAGAAAGTTTTTTACAGATATACCCTTCTGTAACAAAATATAAAAATACCTCAGATAAAGAAGCTAGACGTACATCCTTTTCTAATTGAATTCCTTCAAAAAATTTTAACACATAAGTTTTATCAAAAAGATTTTTATAATTATTCCTAGATAAAATATATCTTGAGCGTAAAAATGGAAAAGTATATAATAAATCTTCTTTATTTGAAGAAGAAATTTCTAAGTAAGTGTATTTTGCTCCTTTAAAATTTATATAACTTAATAACATACTTACTTTCCCCATTTTAAATTTATTTTTGGTTCTCCAGTAATTTTTCCAGTATCTATAAGATAATTTCGAAAGATTATAGTTTTTAGAAATCCTGTTACAGTTTTAAATTTCTTTTCAGGGATAGGAACCACAGAAGTCAGAATATCCTTTCTAGTAAATGAGTTTAATTCGTACTCCCTGATTAATCGGGTTCCTGGTTGTTTATTCAACGATTCTACTTCCATTATAAATGAAAGTTGTATCATTGGATCTTTATAAAGTCTTTTTGACATAGAATTAAGATTTGAAATTTTTGGACGGTCAATTGAGGATGCTAAAACTAATCCTACTTTAGAGAAATCCATTAATTGTATTGGTCTTTCTTTTTCGAATTTTTCTAAGTATGGTTTTAATTTTACTTCGTCCTGTACAATTTCAAAACTAAATCCAGGTTCTGCAAACACTTCGAATCTACCATAATCTACATAAGGTATTGTAATTTTTTCTGTAGAATTTGATTCTGTAAGTACTGTATAATATACTGTGAATACATTTTGTATAACACATTGATAAACTTTTACATCCATTCTTCTATAGTATTATCGTTCCACTTCACCCTAGCATATACATCTGGGGCATTATCTAATCTCAATTCTAAATTTTTAAAATCCTCTCTGAATTCTTGAGGTAGTTCGAATACTTTATTTATTACCTCCTTCATAATTTCTCGAGCCTTTAATTGTCTGGCTTTCTTTCTCCATACTCTGGGACAAAATACGGCCGGAACATATATAAAGTGATCAGAAGCGGCGGATATATCTGTTATAACTACCTCAGAAGGATCTATCTCAAGTTTTTCATACTCTGGGGTGTTCCAGTATCCATATTCATTTTTCTTTGGTTCCTTAGAAAAACATAAATACTTATCTCCTTCTTTAACAAACCATAAACTTCCGCCGCTAAACTCCTCTTTATATTTTTCTAATAAATCAGCCGGTGTTGATAGTCCCGGATCTTCATCGAAATAATCTTGAAGAATTTGTTTTATCTCTCCAACTATTTTTCCAGGAGCTAATCTAAATTCTGTCATTATACACTCTCCTGTAACTGGAACTGTGAAATTTGCAGTAGGTTGAAGATTTTTTATTCTTTCAACTTCGGAGAGAAATGATTCAGTTTGACCTGGCATATTCCAACAAGGTTTATGGTTCATATTATCAGCTTCAATTAACTTCATTTCATCCGTCAAGTTATCTCCAAGAAGTCTGATAAGTTGACGAGTTTTCTTTGGTTTTCCTGTATATAATCCCCGAGAATAGTCATATAGCTGTTTAATACACATATGATTTTCAACTAAGAAAACGACTTTATCAATTACTTCCCCCGGATATTTAAGATTAGTTAGGATTTTTCTTGTTTCTTTTGCTGACTCTTTATCATGTCCATGAAATGAAAATGATCCATCTTCTTTTACTTGATAACATATTGGTTTAGAAACATCATGAAAGAGGGCTGCTAACCTAAGTTCAAGATTTGCTCCGCCTTGAATTACATGACCCAATACAGCAAGAGAATGTTCGCCCCAAGTTTTATCATGATACTTATTATTCTGTACGAAACCGATATTTAATTGAAAAATCTTAGAAATTCTCCACATAAGACATTTTCCAATTAATTCTATAATTCCCCGTACTGCATTCTTTGACATTAGAATCTTAGTAAATTCATCTCTAATCCTTTCCATACTAAGAGCTGAATATTCTGGAATATTATCAATCTTAGAGTATGTTTCCTCAGAAATAGTAAACATTTTAGTACAGGCAAATCTGATTGCTCTTAACATTCTAAGAGGATCATCTTTAAAAGTCTGTTCAGGATCAAGAGGTGTTCTTAAGACTCTATTCTTACAATCATCTAAGCCTTTCCCCGTTGGATCTAATACTTCTCCAGTTAATAAATTTTTATACAATGCGTTACAACAAAAATCACGTCTAAAAGCATCTTCAGTGATATTAGTTTGCTGTACTGTATCTGGTCTTCTTGGTCCCTGATTATAAGTTTCAATTCTAGGCACAACACATTCTATATCTATCTTTTCATTGGTTCCTATGTCTAATGAAAATTTTCCCGTTTTAAATCTATTATAAGTAACAAAACCAGAACATTCAGGCTTTGTTTTTAGAAAATCTATAAAGAGATCTGTTCCCTCTGGATAATCAATACACAGGTCTATATCCTTTGGAGTTTTTCCTAGAACTAAATCTCTGACACATCCACCAACTAGATAGATTTTTTCCTTGAATTTACAATCTTGAACTATTTCTTTTAATAATTCAACTGCTTTTTCATAATCATTTTTCTTCATAATCGTTTATTGTTTTAATCACATATAAGGAAAATAAACTACCCTGGAAGATTTATTTTCTCCAAGGTAGTAAATAATTATTATTGTTCGGCTTTTCTATACACTCTTACTATAGTTGCTAGATTAAGAATTACTATAAATCCAGATATAATTATAGTAATTAAATTTATAAAAGGTATTTGAATGAAATTATAAGAATCCAATTCAATATGATTCCAATAATCTTTTTGATATCCACTAAGTAAACAATCTGAATAATTTTCTATGTTTAACTTTGTTCCAGGCTTAAGAGATTTTTCCAAAATATATTTTTCAAACTTCTTATCTCTATCCCAACTAAAAGATCCAGACCAAGTTATAGTATCATTTTCATCAATACCTATACAAAATATTGCTTCATTTTCTTTTCCTCCAGACCAGAATGATCTTTGAAGTTCTGTTTTATTCTTATAGCTATTTTGCCAAACTAAAAGAATAGGTCTGAACATAGGATCAAGGGAACATATATAACCAATTTTTCTTTCTAGAGAATCAGGAATATTGATACCATATACGAGATTTTGTCTAGGTTCTAAAATATTATCTGAATTTACAACTCTACCAATACTATATCTCATAAATAATCTTTTCTTCAAAGCTTCTGATATATCTACATCATATAACTTATAGATCGGTAAGATATTATTCATGTAGTTATAGTAATTAACTGGTTTTGAGAATATTAATGCAGTTTCAGGATTACTATTCCACTTAGATCTACACATATGCCAACTCTTATTCTGTGGATGTATGATATCTTCCTTGTTTTTCCATAATCCTTGAAAATACATAAAAGTATTTTTCGAAATTTCAATCTCTACTTCTTCACCAGTATCAAAATCATCATAAACTAGGTAATAAACATCTTCATGAGTAACATCTTTTCCATCTACTTTTTCTATCCAATTACTGTAATGTTTTATATACCTAGCTGAGTATTCAACTAGTTTTGTATCTACTGGCTTATTTAAAGTAAATGCAAAAAATACAATAAATACAGCCATAACTGAAGGTAAGACGAAAAATATATTCGGCTTATCTTTTTTCAATCGATTTTTAACTTTAACAAGTATAAATACTGTTATTAATAACAGTATTACAACAGTTATAAATAAATATTCCATAGGCTTTTTTAAAAACTTATTAATTTTCTTTTTCTAAGCAAATCTCCAACTACTGGATTCCATTCTATTGCATCTTTAATAGTCTTTTCTGGATAAGTACAGGTATGAAAGTTTTCTGCAAAAATGGTTTCTGTAATAATTATCTTTCCATAATCACCCATATCAGATTCAAAAAATATATTTAAAGAGTCTCTAAATATTCCATCATCTCCTGGAGTTAAAAAAAGATTATCAGTATCTTTTTCAATAGACCCTAAGAAAATAAGATCTTCTCTAGGCTTCTTAACTCCCATTGAGGAATCTGCATACCAAAGGTGATGTTCATATTTCCATGAATGAACCTCATATTCTCTAAGATCTCCAGGAAAACCACCTAACTCTGGAGTTCCTTCACTTCCATAAATTACACAAGGTTTCCATCCTCCATTAATATATTGAAGTTCGAAAAGATACTTTGGATAATCTTCATGGATTAAAATATCACCTTCATAAATTCCACTAGTTATAAGTTCACCAACAGATTTATGTGAAACTCTACTCCAAATAAAAGATCTCTCTTCTTCATCAACTCGACTATCATTAATTATAATTAAACAAGAACTGTCATAAGTAGATATTCTAAGGGATCCATACACGAAATTCAATGAATCATATAGACTCATTCCAATAGGTATTCCTCTAAAACTCTTGTCAATACTACTTCCATGTTTTTCTGCAAAGTATTTTTCAAGTAATCTACAACTCATTTTTTCTCTTTTCTTGTTTTAATCTTAATAACTCTTTTGACAAAGTAGGATCATTATGAGAGATGCCATCCAAGATATCATAATAAATACCCCAAATGGATCTTACAAATGCTAATCGTTTCGACACAAGCATATAAGTTCCATTCATTAAGGGCAGTTTAGATTCTTTCATAGAACTGTAAAGAGCACTAAGACGTAAGTATCTCTTATGCCACTTCAAAAGTTCTGGCATAGCTGTCTTTTCAGATAAACCCATTTCTCCAAGAACTTCTTTAACATCCTCTGGAAGTTCATCAAAAAACATATTATAACTTTTCTGCAAAGATTCTTTATCTTCAATCATAGTGTTTTATCTTCACTTAATTTCTCTACTACTTGATCCCATGTTAAATCACAAAGATCATCTATCCAGGAATCAATATAATATAATTTATCCGAATCTTTAATAACACCAAATAGAATTGGATCCTTTTTAATTCTCTCCTCTTCAGCTTTTTCATATTCTGTTAAACTGAATGATTTTCCGGTAGGATCATAGTACAGAATTACGTAGTTATCAAATACTTGTAAATTATCTGCCAGTACTTTCTTTTCAGCAACTGAATCTGGAATTACTCTTGTGAAATTCTTAATATAATCAATATCAAGTTGTTTTTCACATTTTTTCTGAAGAGTTACTAGATCCGACATTGTAATATAATGATTAATTCCAGAAACTGCTAGAACTGATTCATAAATATGTATAACTAATTCTGAAATTAATTTTTCGAGTTGAGCTTGTTGATTTAATACAGTAGCTTTATGAATTAAGCTCATATAAGCTTCAGTACGTTCTTTAAACTCTTTTTCTTTTCCAGCTAATATCTTAACTTGATCAAACAATTCTATTACATTTATTTCATACAGCTTTTTCGGTTCCTCTATCTTATCCTCAGTAATTGTCTTTTTTCTCTTTCCAAATAATTTTTCTAAGAAACCTTTCTTCTCTTTCTTATTCCCCGAAGAATTCATATTAGTATTAACATATTTAACAGAATCATCATTATTATTTACGAAAATTTGATTCCGAATTCTACCTGAGATTAAAGAATTATTTTCCTTCAGAATTTTTAATAGCTTTTCTGAAATTGATATATTAAATTTCCTAGCATTTGAGTCTCCAAGAAATTCCTTAACTCTAGATAAACCTTTTAGAATTTTATCTGTAGCTTCTATTTCTTTCTCACCTTCTAAGAAAAGAAATTGTCCTGGAGTTATTGAATCAGGATCTGTATTTACTATTCTATTAAAATTTATATTTACTTCAGATTCCTTAAGGTCTTCCTTTGAACTTAAAGTTACTTTTTCGGTTGTATCTTTTACTAGATTTTTATATTTTAATAAATTTTCATCTACTACAATACCACCTTCAAACAATGTAATTCTGTTTCCTTTTTCTAATAATTTCATAATCTATATAATATTTGTGAGTTTTTATTTCCTAGTTCACATCTAATATTTTCTATCAAACCCCTTTTAAGAGTTGGATGAAGACCCGACATTGATGTTATAAATAAACACCTTTCTTCAGGATCCTCTATAATACTAAATATTATAGGAAGCATATACATAAGAATTCTAAATCCTGATCCATGATCAATTATACTTAATAATCCAGTTGGATCATGATCTGTTATTATCCTCCAGTCTTCAGTTATTTTATTTATTCCAAAACCTAAATCAGGAATAATATTTCTTACTTTCTCTTGAACTGATTCAGGATATTTCATGAGTTTTTCAATAAATGGATCAATACCCCATTTAAGTCCTTCACCTGAATCAGCTATTATTAAATCTTTTTCAAAAAACTTACCTATTCCATAAGATATATTAGGATAGTCATAGGATAAATTAGAAATAAAAGAAGTAATAAATTTTGTTGATTTATAAACTTCATATAAATTTAATAAAATTTCTTCATCCTCCCCAGTTCCTTTAAATCCTGCTCCTATACTTATTTCATATTGATCTACATATACAGCTAATTTTTGATCTACAACAAGGGATTCAGATATAAACTCATCTAACGTAAAGATAACACTATATCCTATATCATAATCTTCAGAACAAAGAGTTATAGACATTTCAATAGGTTCTATAGGATCATATGGTCTAAAATCTACTTTACTAACTTTTTTCAGTAAAAATTTACCAATTCCTTTGAGAAATTCATCTAAAGATATATCTACTTTGTAATCAACATCACTGCTTATTAACTCTGTAAGTCCAGTCGGAGAAAATCCTATTGATATTTCTTCTTTACATGCGAAAAAATTTTTTAATCTTAAATTTTTTATTCTCATTTTAATTTTCTTTGATCATAGTTAAGGCTATTAGAGTTTTATATCTTTCTTATGTACATTTCCCTTAAAAACCTTATATATGGAAATTATTGTTAATGAAAATTGCTTTAGTCAATAAGTCTGGTCTGCGAAGATCGGGCTTATTTTTTTTTGGCCTGAGAATCTTATACTTGAAATAAAAACCTAAAAGAATGGAAAGATTAGAACAAATTTTCGAAAATGAAGTATTAAAAAATCTAAAAGAAGGTAAAATTAGTGGGAAATCTATCAAAGAACTTCCAGTATTATTTGAGAAGAGGAAAAGAAATGATAAATACACCCACTCTGAGTTATCATATATTATGAAACTTAATGACTTAGGAATACCTTATGGATTAATCGCTAAATCTATATCTAGAACTGAAACATCTGTTAGAAATAGGTGTGTTAAGTTTAGAACAGAGAATGGAACTTATAATAAAAATCATATAGAAGAGAAATATAATCTCAATGATAAATTTCTAAAACATCTTGAAAAAGAAGATAGAATAATGACTATTTTAGATGCTTATTCAGGAAGTAAACCGTTTTGGACAAAGTATACAAGAGGAAGATTAGTATTAACAAATGATATAAACAAAGATTATCCAGCTAAATTACATTTCCCTGCTGAAGATCTTGTTAGGGTATTATATGAAAAAGAATGTGAATTTGATATTGTAGATTTAGATCCATTTAATACCCCAATGAAATGCTTTGATAATGCAGTTAAGATTTGTAATAGAGGATTAATTATGACTTTCGGAGATAAACGAGGAATAATGAGTAATAAAAATCTAGCAAAAGAACGCTATGGATGTAAGGTTTATGATGAAAGAAAAATAATACAACATTACATTAGAAGAGCTAAGAAATTTGGAGTAAAACTTAGAGTATGGAAATTCGTGAAATGGAAGATGACATGGAGAGTTTACTTTAAAGTACTAACCCCGAGTTCCTTATAAATGTATTAATAAATAAAAATAAACAATTATGAAAGTAAGATTTTTATCTACAAAGTTTTATGTGAGTGAAAAAAGAAGAACAGTAACTTGTGTTATGACTGCGAAACTAGATGATAAAAAGTCTGGTCAAAACAATTTCCGATTTACTTGGGAAGGTGAAGAGAGATTCTTAGAACCTTTTGAAGTTAAAACAGTTGCTCGTTGTCACAAAGATGATAAATTCGATGAAACAAAAGGAAGACGAATTGCTGAATCTAGAGCTAAGCGTTTAGTTTACTCAGAAGGAATTCAACGAGGAAGAATGATACTAAACGCAGAAAATGCTTATCGGAAAGAGTTGGAAACATTTGTAGAAAATACTGTAAAGTATAAAGAAAAAGAAGTAGCCCATACATCCATTGTAATGGGATAAAAAGAAAATAAGAGAGGATTTAACTTGACTTTTAATTAGTCAAGACCTCTCTTATTATTTTTACAGTCCTTCAGCAACTGAATTAAGAATCGAATCTAAGATCACTTTTTCAGTTGTTGTTTTTATTTTCTTCATTTTATATTCTTTAGTACCTAGATAAATTATAGTATATTCGATAATATCTGAAGATTCTTTTCTTAATTCAAATAATACCATAGATGAAAACACTAAAGTTATTTGATCAGGGTAATCGTGAACAACATACAAAGGATCTCCAAAAATATCTGAAACTTCTTTAATTATATTTTTCAGGTTTATCATAATGCTGCTAAGTAACGATATATATAATTTTCAATATTATTATAAGATACAGTAACAAGCTCTTCAGTTGGAAGATCTCCTTCTGGGTTAGTTTTAATTATATACATAGGTACTTCAGAAGCATTAGGACCTATTTCATCGGAATGAATTAAGAATACTGCTGGATTTTTTATCCCAGTAATTTGTAAATAATGAGTTTTAACAACTGTAGAATAGTATTGAAATGACCCTTTTCCTAACTCTTCACATATATTTTCGAAAATCTTAGTAATTCTTTTATTTTCCATTAGTATCTAAAATCTCGATAAGATTTGTAAAAATAGTAATACCCTGGACCTCCATTTAAAGTTGGTCTTGGATCTACTCTAAATACTAAAAATTCCGGTGGAAGTGGTGGAAGCTGAATTGTATCTCTCCATCTAAACTTTATACGTTCTGGATCTCTTTGACTATCTAAACCAACTCCAATACCTTCTATATAACACAATCCATTATCTAAAATCTTTAACATCAAAGGAGCTTCATCTCCAATTGCACCTGATTCTACATAAGGATCATATATAAATATCTCACCAGGTTTTAGATTTTGATATTCCATAAGACTAAGATGATCATTTCCTATTCCTGGAAATCCAAGTTTCATTTCTGTCATTCTGGACTTCATTTTATTAACTTGATCTGGCCAAGTCTTAGAAAAACCTCTTTTTCTGGCGAATTTTATAAGAATATCATCATTTACCATTTCTTATATAATTTTTAATATATTTATAAACATCTGTAATTAACCCTGTAGTCTCTTTATCTTGAAATAATTCATCAGATATTAAATTATCATCTACTAAATTTTTCAAGAGCTTTACTATATCATCACTATTACTAAATGAGACTATATCTGTTGTTGTATGATAATTATACTTTTCTCCAATATATGTAAAAGTTAATTTGACATATGGAAGTTTTACTAAGTCATATGAACCATCCTGATTTTGAGATTCTGAAATCAAACATTCTCCTAAAACATTAGTATAACTGTAAAGATCAAGAATTGTTTTTCCTGGAATACATTTAAGATAATTAAAATTCTTTACTATCTCTGTATCCGAACTTCCTCCAGTAACTACTACATTATTATGCATCTTAGAATGTGTTTCTGTTTTCTTAAAGAATCCAAAAACTTTTTTCTCTGTTGTGT